ACTTACATTCCCATCTTATCGTTGGTAGATGGTTGAATATCCTTTTTCATTTGGTACTTCTGTGTTGGTCGCATGGAACCCTTTGTCGGCCCTGTCTTTCCTTTTACCGGCTTGAGACCGCCTACGTGATGTGGTGGTTCTTCACGCACCTTTTCTAGCTTCTGGGAGAGTGACTTGAATATCTCAGCCGCAGAGTCACCATCACACTTCTCACTGGAGTCCTGAATCGTTACAGTATCTCTGTCCTTGTTGTAGAAGCCTTTTGATATGATGAAGCAGTCCATGCGTGAGTGATACGAAATGACGTACACCCATTCACCATCAACCCAGTTTTTCGTCGAGACGATGATCCTTATGGGTTCTTGGTCAAAGACTTTCTTCGTGTGATAACCCCTTTGTTTGACGGCGGCACTGATGTATGTCAGAACGAGTTTTGCAAACCCTTCCTTCATTTCCTTGGCTGTTGTGCGATAGTTGACCTCGACACTATATCTTGTCGTGGCCTCAGACAGCATTGCGGATTCTACGTCATAGAAATTCATTCTTACCCCACGATTATCGGTAGTATGTCACCGTACCTAGTTAGGAGTCTTTCCTCCCAATTATCACGATCTGTGATCCCACGTTGCATAATATCCTGGCCATTTAACACGGTTCCACCAGAAGCACCTGGGATATTCTGATATTTGGATCGAATCTCACCCACCATGATCATGGCGTAAGCTAGCGCACCTTCACGAAGTGCTTGATAATTCTTCTGCCAGTCTTTGCACTTCTGGAGGTATCTGACGATAACATACTGTGGTCGACACGGTACGGGGTAGAGTTTCACATTGTTGTAACCGCCGATCCATTCCCAACCACCTAAGTTTGAGGACACACGGCTATACATTTGCTCGTACTGTTTGTAAAGTACCCACTCCCCCATGCGGCCCCAAATTGGCTGGATAGGATCAATGAGACCACCCTGAATTGAACTGTAAGCACCCCCTGGATAAAAGTATTCAATAGGAATGGCTCCGTCGAGGTCTGATGCCTGAAAAGCGTATTGTGCCATCTCTTTGTAGTGGATGGACCGAATGTGTCCCACGTCTGGCGGCATCTCGTAAACGCTTCTACCAGGGATGGTCTGGAACGTGTAGTACTCATAGAACTCTGCCGGGGCGTAATCTTCCCAAACATCAAGCGCCTCTTCAATGGCAAGGTCTAGCTGTTGTTCATCCAGTTCAATATCGAGAACTGGGGCACCTAGTTTGAGTAGGATATAGTCGTGAAGCTGCTGTCTCACGTTTTCCCGATTTGGACGTGGCCCGATACCCTCTGCGGTACATTGCACCGGTTTCAGGTCGACACAGCCACCTACTGTGCCCGTGCTGCCGACCACGGTGGCCGAGGCACTGCTGGGAGCACAAGTTCCGCCTGCGCTTGTGGCACAAGCTGCTGAGGATGAGTTGACTGGTCCTATGACCAAACGGGTTGTTGGTGTGCATGAATTACTCATAGTATTGGTATATAGCTTTTACAGTGACGCTTTCGGATAAATGCCCGTGTGGAGGCTTTGTATCTACAACTTATTTTGAACGTGCTCTAATAAATACTCAAAAGCACCGCAAGAGAGGAACTCATGAAGAACTTCTGGACGTTTTACACGATGAATGAGACCATCAGGCGAACCTACGAGCAGATGGACTATTGCCTTCGACAAACACCGAACCGTGAACTACGGTTATTGATAGAGCAGGGATTGTTTGAGGCAGAAAGACCTGAAGAGAAGGAGATTCGTGTTCGTGGCACTACCCGAAAAACTCCTGAAGCTGAGTTGGAGCTTGTGTCCCAGGAGCGGCATGCAAGGAATGAACAGTGGGCCGCATGGTTGAGTTTGGCAGGAGCGCTTTATGAGCAGTGGCGGGAGAAAATTAAGCCACAGTGGGAAGAGAAAATTCGAGAGTGGGAAAGCCCAAGTTCGGGCATTGATGCGATGAAGGCCGATCTTGAAGCTTCACGGGATGAGATGAACAAAAAGCAAATCGCAAAAGCAGATAGGGCAATTCGTGAGGCAGAGCGGGATTTGGTGGCGTTCAAAGACACTATCGAGAGATTTTCCGATCCGCACAGAGCGATGATGTTAATCATGTCGAAAGTGGACCCAGCAACCAAGAGGAAAGTGCCCAAGTTTCTACTGGAATTGGGTAGACCGCACCTGAAGGCAGAAGATGTCTACAAGTTCTTGACGGACAAAGGGGTGAAGATTCCTGGGGAATCTCCGGAAGATCAGGTCAAGAGTCTTGATCAGTTAAAGATGCAACACACAAGGACATTAGGCTACCCGTCCACCGAGAAGGAACGGGCAGAAACCGGTGAGGCACCTTATTTCCAAGACGAGCCGGGTCAAGTAGAGATTCAGGCTAAGCTCGCCGACCATGAGCGATATATCGCTAGCATGTATGAGGAGCTTGGTAAGAATCGTGACCCCGAGGAAGTACGACAGGAGATGCGTGAGCAAGGAATTGATATCCTGCCCGACGAAAGGATGGTAAAGGAGTACGGTGTCATCAAGTTGCAGGGGATAGCAGATAAGGTGCTTAGGGGGGAAGCTCTCGATACTGAGGAGCGGGCTATCTATCAAGCGTGGCAGGATGTTCACCAAAGTGCAGGTGCGCCCGAAGGCGTAAGGCACAAGGCTGCGCTAGAGTACATGAAGCGTGCCGCAGCACAGATTCTGAAAGGTCGTACCTATCCGGTAGAAAAGGGGCGACTCGAAGAGTTGATGGCTATCATTCCCCACTTAGGAACAGACCCCAAGAATATCAAGGCGAAAAGAGACGCAGGCAAAACTCTTGAAGATTACGAACAGCGAGCCCTAACGGTTTATGAGAAATTGGAGAAGGCCGCTGCGATAGCTGATGAGGCTAAAGATAATCCAGAATTGGCTAGTGAGCAGGAAATACTGCTGAGTAATCGAGGCCAAGACCCCGGTGCGGCAATCCTAATAGCTAAGTGGCCGTTGTATGTCGGGTGGGGAACCGAAGAGGGGGGAGACGCTTGGGAAGCTGGTGGCGAAGAGTTTGGGCGAATGGAAACGGGTAGTCGAGAAGTTCGCAAAGAAATGCAAGTTATCGATAGACTGGAGTACGGTAGCCAATTAAGCCCAGAGGATCAAGTAGTTTGGGAAAAGTTGAAAGCACGGGTCCAAGCTAAACTGACTGCTGGTCAGGAGTTGGTACCGTATGAGCAACGGGTGCAAGCTCTTATAGCACAAGAGCAGCAGCCCGCCGCAGTTGAGCACAATCTCTACGAGGAGACAGAAGAGGAAGACCAATGGGCTACCCCGGTATACAAATTGATGGATGTGGTCAGTGCGTATGACAAACTCGCAGATCAAGGTGTTCAGGTCATTAGTCAGGAAGAGGCAGAAAGAGCTTATCTCAAGACTGTTCGCCAGCATATGGAAAGTGGTCAAATTTTTGAGCCTGCTGACGATTGGCAGGACCCAGCATCGGCGGCTGGTAAAAGCGTTAGAGATGCTATTAAGCGATGGGGCCGTGAATCTGAGAAGTGGGCCGAAGGCGAGATGGTTGGGAAACGGGCAGGCATAGCCAAGCTAGGCATTTTTGCCGGTGAGGAGTTGATGGAGCCGTTCCTGTATACACCCGAAGCTGAGCCCGACCAAAATATTATCGATAGGTACAAAGACCCCGAAACAGGTAAGGAGTTATGGACGGATGAGGTCTTGTTGCCGGTATGCCGACAGGCGGTGAGCTTGATGGTGGATCGAATTGAACAGCTTGGGCCATATGAATTGCGAGGCACACGTATGCCATTCCCAGGTGTAAACCTTTGCCCAAGGAGTCAGTCAACAACCGATCCGGTGAAAAAGAAGGAGTTCCAACGCAAATACGGTAGCTATTGTAGAGATCGTGGCAGAGATATCGCCGATGGCTACTGTGGAGGTCATCCCAACTCTGGTGCAATGCGAATAGTCGAAATCATGCTAGCTCCTTACGATTGGCCTACACTTATCGAGCGTGTGGCGGGGAGTTGGCCGAATATTGAGAGAGCAACCCTGTTAAGGTACACGGGTGCTGAGAAATGGGCCGGGCCTGAAGGTGAAGGTGTCAGAACGGGAACCGCCCGTTGGTTGGTCTGGCGTGAGATTTACAACATGACAAGAGGTCTCCAAACTCAGTCAGAAATCAATCGAGAGCTATACCGGGCTGCGCAACAAAATGTCGCACCAGAACTAACGGAAGAACAACAGCAATTCCAAAGTGAGGTCGATGCACTCTACGCAAGAGACTATGAAGACATGGACCTAGAAATGTATATGGAAATCGTAGAAAAAGTCAAGGCTGGTGAGTTGGGTGAAATCAGTCCTATCGAGAAGGCTTGCTTACTCAGGAAGACTTACGAATTAGGTTTAGGCCCCGATCAAGACCCCGAAGAGGAAGCGGAGGCGGAAGCTGGTGCCGAGGCCGAAGCGAGTGCTGCTGTATCACCAGAAGTTGAGCCCGAATAAGGAGCTAACGGATGTTTACCTTCAAAGAATTTCTGAAGGATCGAGACATTGGTCTCTATAATGAGGTAGAGCAACCTAATGGGGCACCTATGGATGCAGCAGCACCGCTCGAAGCACAGACTGATGGGCTGAGCGTTGATGAGTTGATAGAGCTAGCAAGACAAGCCAACGTTGGGGAGCGGTCCTTAGGCCCCGAAGAACAGCTTGCCATCGTCCGCTCACTCATGAAGAAACAGCCTGACCTAGTGAAGGGCGGCATCCAATACCTCCAACAAGCCGTTTGATATGCAGTTACCCCAAAACTTCAATCCGCACGCTATCGCTATCAAGAAATATCTGGTGCAAACACTACCAGATAAGTGCAATAACCAAACGATGGACATGATCGACCGGATTGCCCATATTCTGGTCACGAAAAGAGATATGGAGACGTTCATCAAATTGATAGCCGACCTTTACCAAGGTGGCTATACTAAGGCGATTGAAGTGACTTCAGAAAAACTTGAGCAACAGGGTATCAAACTCAAGTTTGCTAAGTAGTGGCGGTAAAATCTGGTTTGAGTCGTGAGGGAACACAAGTAAACAAGAAGCCGTCGCCAGAAGGGTCATCGTCTAACTGCTGAACCTCCCACCACCGTCGTTCCTCAGGGCTAAAAATGATGGACCTGTTGGTAATGACACTCACGCTTGACCAGAAAAGCATCCTGAGGTCTCCCGTTGCCACAACTGTGCCCCAAAAGCTAAATGGCTGTTGATAGGACATCCTGGTGATGTCCTGATCGTACAGCCTATCTCTTGTGGTGGTTTGTTTGGCCGGGAGGCAGTATAGTTTCACCTTTGTCTCTGATCGGTGGCGACTCGGGTTCTCCATCACCGGCTCTTTTGGTGCCGGTGGTGGTGTTGGTGTTGGTACTGGTGGCATGTCTGTGGGTTCGGTGGTAATCACACCCACCTCCTCGACGGAAACCGTCGAGGAGGTGGGTGGTGCAACCTCTTCAGCCGGTGGTGGGGGTGTTTCTACGATTTCTTCTGTGCCTAGGATGACCTTCTCCAAGTTATCGAGATTGTGGATGACGACCTTTTCGTCATCGTCAAGCCAGAACTCCTGTTCAATGAGGAGCTTGTTTGGCCCTCGGAGTCTGTAAATGGAGCCGTCTTTTCTTCTGATGACCATTTTTTCTCCCTATGTAACTGTATATATTAGACGATCAAACCTAAAGAAACGGAAGAGAACTATGGCTATTGTTGCCCCGAATGTTGGAGAGGTCCTTCTGCTGAAGTACATGCTAAACCACACAGCAGCAACCGATGTCGTATTACGGCTCTATACATCAAACATTACGCCTGCTGAAAGTGATACGATAGGTACATATTCAGGTGACGAACCTTCGGATATCGCCTATACTCCAGCAACGCTAACCGGGACGAGTTGGACGGTTGCTACGGTTTCGGGCACGACATCAGCAACTTACGCAGAACGGTTCTTCAGCTTCTCAACTAGTGCCTCTTCATACGGCTACTTTGTAACAGATAATAGTGGTAGTAGCTTACTTTGGGCTGAGCGATTTGACGCCGCTCCATTCAATATTCCTAGTGGGGGTGGTGAGATCGCTATCATCCCGAAAATTGAGCTATCGTAACTGGCGTTTGTCAGGTACAATGACTATGGTTTCTGTCATAAAGGGACATTGTTATGCCTTGTTACCGTTGTTTTCGATACTACGACCATTGGTGTAGCTTGGAGAAGAAGGCGGAAGGGGGTCCGTGGTGGGTGTGCCTTGATGGTTCGATGACTCTCATTACGCCATCAGACAGAGAAGCTGACGAGAAGTACGAGGAGCTTGTGAGGGAGCTTCATAAACTCAAGGAAAAGGAGAGGCCAGAAGAGGACGATTTCATTGTGATACCCTAAATACTACTGTTATGGTTATTCACAACTGTGATGGATCGGTATACAAGCCCAGTGGTAGCTTGGCACAACTTAATCCTGATAGTCCTTCGCACGAACTCTTTCAGAAATGGGATGCAGAAACAATCAGGTTAGGTGGTTCTCCGCTACTGTACTACGAACTGTTCATTCCATCTTCATCTATTGACCCCATCTATCTCGAAAGTCGGGGGAAGATGTGGTCCCAGCACCCAACGCAAATCTATGCAATCTATGATCCCGTGCAAAGCACATTTGATGTGGGTCCTTTTGGTGCTGATGGTCCTGATGACATCACATTTTACACCAACTACAAAGAAACCCTTGATGCTCTAGGTCACCTTCCAGTCATCGGATCGAGGATTTTCTCTCCTCACCTTCGTGAAAACTGGGAAGTCATCAACCGTAAGTTGAACGATTTCCATCGGTGGAAAGTTTACCGATGTGAGATTTACTGTCGTCGGTTCCAAGAGAACCTCACAACTGGTGAGGGTCAAGTTACACAGAACATACCGCCGAATCCGCAACCCGACTTTAAGATTGATTGATGTCATCTTCGGAGCGGTACAACTTAGGGATTGGGTGTAGGTCCGTAAAGAATACTTGAAGGCGTGGCGTGGCTCGCTCGAATGCTTGGATTATGGTAATCGCATACTGTGGCCTTACCCTTATTTCTTGGCCAGCGAGTTGTACATTGCCCTCTCTTGGTATTCGGTAGAGTTTCATTTCCAGAACAATCGGGGTTTGGGTTTCTTACTAGGTTTCACCTCATCAGGTAACTTGCCAGCCCTCTTCATGTAGAGAAGTCTTTCGTATAAGTTTGTTTGCTCACTATAGCCTTCAACATGCGTTCTTCGTGTTACGAACTCATCTTTGTGGGTTTCAACGAATTGCCTAGCTTCGCCTCTTCTTTCCTCTTCTGATTTGAGCATCTTCTTCACCTCGCAGTCCTTCCTGGGAATTGCTATTGCTTGGGCGAATGGTTTGTCTTTGTGGAAGGTGCAGTCGTTGCAGAAGAACACGACCTTAATTTCGCCGGGCCACCAGTCGACTTCGATGAGTTGTGGAACTGCTACCGGTGGCATTTCTATCTCATTCGACACTATATAGGACGTGTAGTGTGGAAAGATGAATAGGCTATGGTTTTCCTGAACACTGATGTGTGACGGAAAATTGACAGCGAAGAGTTCCTTGGACAGCCATTCCACAGAACAATCCTTTGGCTCCTCTGAGGTATCCCAGTCAGAATACGGCCAAACGAACTCTGCGCCCAGCGAGTTAGCATCGTAAAACTGCTTGAATTGCCACAGTTGTGGATCGGAACCTACCTTTGCGAAATCGTCATCAAAGTTAAGCTCCCTAATCAACCCGTCGTTGCTATGAATTAGCATTTAGCCTCCGAACTACTCAGTTTTGAAGAAGAGTTTCATATCTAAGATGTTGCAGATACAAAGCCTCTACACGGGCATTGTATTAAAGGAGAATGATGACTAAGAAAAGTCTACACGAGTGCGCTGAACCTAGTCAGCCGCTCCCGAGGTCTCCTAAGGACCCCCCAGTTCAAAACTGTCCGCCTAATGAAGCTAAGTTTCAGGAGTGCGATGGTATAGAGAATCTCTATAATGCACCCAGTGCCAACTTTTCTGGCATCGATGAAGACCTGACCTACAAAAGGGAGGGCTTGGGCGAGCCCAACTATTGTGATCCCATGCTCGCTGGGAAGATCGTCGATGACCAAGATGACGCCGAATTACCGCCTGATAGATCGGTGATCTATCGGTACGCTCAAGGTTTCCGGAGCATCGATGAGGCTGTCAAAAAGTTGATGATGCACTTGAATGTGATCGACGATAACGGAAAGGTCTTCACTGTCCCTGTAGTTTGGGGGAGTCAAGACGCTGCTGTTGACTTCATCTTGCAATCTAATGTGAGAAAGGACAACACCGCCGTTACGGATAGGGTCATGCTTCCGGCGATCTCAGTTTACACGTCTTCTTACAACTTTCCCGCCGAGCGGTTCATCTACCACATGGCCCTCGATTACAAGCGAGGGGCCTCATTAACGGACAACAGGGGAAACCCTGTTGGTAACAGATTTGGTTCGCCGACTTTGGTTCACCAAGAGAAATGGAACCGTGACACCGTGTTAGGTCTCGCTAGGGGTATCCCTGTGGATTTGGGTTATACGGTTACGATCTGGACACTGTACTGGGAGGACATGAACCAGATACTAGAGCAAATCGCTATGAAATTCAATCCGCTAGCGTATATACGGGTACAAGGTGTGACCAACTGGGAGAGCACTGTACGGATTGAGTCAGTCAGTAATAATTTGGACATTGAAGTAGGTGACACTAATAAGAGAATCTTCAAATTTCAAATTGATTTGACTGCTGAATCGTATATCCCACAGCCCATCGTTAGGCGAAAGGCTGTGCTTAAAACGAAGGTCGAATTTACGGATAGCGTTGATATTGATGACTCTGAAATTGAACGGGTCATCTCCAGAATTGAAGAAGCTGTAGGAGAGTTAGAAACATGATGCAAATTCGTAACAGACACAAGGGTCCGACACAGTTAGTGGTGAGATCGTTCTCAGAGCGGCGTGAGCATGCTAGAGCCTTCACAACACTTAACATCCCAGGAAACACAACTATTACGCTTCCAGATGAGCGAATAGTTACTGAATACTTAGAAAGAAGCAAGAAATGGGGATTGCTTTCGACTAAATACATTCCGGATAACGAGGTGCAAAAAGAGGAGAAATAAGCATGGCGATTCTCAGGGGTTTTCCACCAAGCAATACAATTAGTCCTAGCATTAGGATCAAAGAAACGGATCAGAGCTTAGTGCTACCTGCTCCCTCTGTTCACAGAGCGGGTATCGTTGGCTTTTGTTCCAAGGGGCCTATCAACGTTCCCACACCAATAGCGACAAGGCGTGAACTGTATCGCACATTCGGGTATGCACACCCCGATGCAAGCGATCCATACATGATCTATGCCGCCGAACAGTTCTTGCTAGTAGCGTCAGAATTGTACATCGTGCGTGTGGCAGATGAGACTCCAACAAGTGATGAACAAGCAGAAGTGGCAAGTGTCGATGTTCCAGCTTCTGGAACGACAGTGCAAATTGAGTCCGATACTGCGGGGCCTTATACCTTCGCATCGGACACCTTCTTCCGTTGGAGGTTGAACGGTGTCCTGAAGAGTAAGACTCTGGTAGTTATGGCCGACACTTACACGACAGACGAGTTGGTTGAGACATTGAATGATCAGCTTGAGGCTGAGTTCGATGGCATCGAGTTCTACGCCACGAGTGCCGATGAGATTGCCGTTCAAACCACCTTCGCCTATGGCCCAGATGCCGAACTTGAAATGGTTTCGGTAGCGGATGCCATGTATGGCGGTGCGGTGATAGACGGAAATGTCGCCGGTCTCGGAACTGGTATGGAGCAAGCATCCACGACTGGCTCGAACAACAAGTATCCTCAAACAGCATATCAAACTCAGGGTAGGTATGACTTTACTGGTCTTACCGACCTTAACCTTCAAGTGGTTATCACCGGAACCGACAGTGTCTTGATTGACGATGTTGTTCAGGTGATTGATCTGGAAGACCTCGAAGGGATGGATGTTGGAATTGATGATATTGTTATTGAGATTAACTCTCAAGCCCTTGGGTTTACCGCTACTTCAACCGGTGGAAACCTAACCTTGAGTACCGACGCTCACGGGCGAGACTCGGCTCTGCTGGTGAAACCCGCTAGTACAGCCGATGAGATTTTCGGTTTCGACAACCTGACCGCTACGGGTGTGAGCCCGACTGGTGTCACGGGTGATGCCGATATCCACACGGTAGGTATTGCCAACGGTGCCGCTGACGGTACCGGCGCAACCACCTTCTCACTTGATGCGGATTCACCAGGAATCGAAGGCAACAACACTGAGGTCGTTATCACAGTCGATGACCGCTCAGGAGGCTTCAACATGAATGTCTTCTCAAACGGTGCGGAAGTCGAACAGTGGGGTCCGCTGACCAAAGATGCAACGAGTCGATTCTATGTCGAGTCATACCTTTCCTTGGTAAGCGATTTCATTCGAGCCACGGATAACACAGATAACCCCGCAACACCAGTTGCTGGCACTTACGCCTTGTCAGGCGGTTCAGACGGTATTCCAGCCGATCCTGATGAGCAGGATGCCTTGATCATCGGTAGCGAGATCGGAATGACAGGTATGTTTGCCTTGTCTGACCCAGAGCAGATCGAAATCGATCTTATCGCTATTCCGGGTCACGCTTCAACAGATGTAATCACCGAGATGCTGCGACTCTGCCGAGATGTCCGTTCAGATTGTTTCTCGATTGTTGATCCGCCATTTGGATTGACGGTTAACGAGATCGTTGATTGGCAAAACGGAACACACCCGTTGAATCTCACAAGGTTCGATTCGGACTTTGGTGCCCTTTACTGGCCATGGTTGCGTTATCGAGATACGACTAACCAAATCGATGTTTGGGTGCCGCCCTCCGGATCAGTTCTAGCTGTATACGCTAGGTCTGATGACCTTTCTGCACCATGGTTTGCACCTGCTGGCATAACTCGTGGTATCGTTCCTAACATTTCCGACGTGTTCTCACGACCAACATTGGCTGAGCGAGACCTAATGTACGGGAACAGGAATGCCGTGAACCCAATTATCCAGTTCATAGATGTTCAGGATTACTTGGTTTGGGGTCAGAAAACGCTGCAAAGAACGCCAACCGCCCTTGATAGGGTGAATGTACGCCGAATGATGCTCTACGTTGAAAAAGAGATCAAGAGGCAGGCCCGAGTATTACTCTTCGAGCCCCATGATGAGGCGTTGCGTGAGCAATTCATTAGCTTGGCTAATGATGTGCTTTCCACCGTCGCAGGTCAACGAGGTATCACAGATTACCTAATCCAGTGCGACGAAGAATTGAATACGCCCGATGTTATCGACCGTAATGAGTTGCGGGCAAGAATAGGTATCGTACCCACGAAAGCTGTCGAGTTCATTTACATTGACTTCTCGATCCATCGCACGGGTGCGTTTGATGAAGGTACCGAAACCTTCTAAACTTTGACATTGAACAGGAGAAACAATGCCATTAACATTATTTAATCCAGCACCCGGTGGTGACGCCATGGGCGTTGGTTCTGTGGGTATCGGTAACCCCGATGTAGTTTTCAAAAGGAAGTTTCGATGGACTTTTGAAGTAGAGGGCAAGAGCCGCCAATGTCCGTTCGCAGTTCCTGCATACTTCTGCAAAATTTCCGCTCGACCTAACATCTCTTTTGAAGACACAGAACTCAACTGGTTGAACGACAAGATGTGGATTCCTGGTAAGGCTTCTTGGGAAACCATTACAGTAACATATCTTGATGCCGCTGGAACACTGAGCGGGCCTGACGCAGGGGCAAATCTTGGTTTGTACCAATGGTTGCTGAACGTCTACGACTTTGCCGTTCCAACGGACGGTAATGTCAACTTCACCCTGAAGAGGATGAACTCTAAGCGAAAGGCGTATTCCGGAGAAGTAACCCTACGTCTCTGGGATGGCTGCGGGCATGAGCTTGAACAATGGAAGCTGTTAGATGCTTGGCCACAGGCTATCAACTTTGGTGATCTCGATTACAGTTCTTCGGATACTGTTGACATTGAGTTAACCTTGCGATATTCGATGGTCCAATTCACGCACAAGTGTCCCGATAATCCATACAAACACTGCTGCGAAGAGTGTGCTTAACAACCTGAATAGACAAGAGGAGAATCGATGGCGTCGTTCTTCGACCCAAGAAGACTGGGTATGGGGATCGGCTGGGGTGGTATCGGTGACGCTAACGTTGTATTCAAACGTAAGTTTCGCTGGACTATGGAAGTGATCGGTAACGGTTGTAAGGTCTATATACCACCCATGTTTGTCACGGTTGCCGCCCGCCCCCACGTAACATTTGAAGAAGTGGAAGTCAACTTCCTCAACAAAAAGACCTTTTGGGCGGGCAAACCGACATGGGAGCCGATTACCGTCACATACCTCGATACTGCCGGGGGTTGGTATAATACCACGACCTGGGGCATCCTCGCATGGCTTAGTGCCGTCTATGATTTCAACGATCCTTTGCGCCGAGAACGCCAATCGACAAAACGATGGAACTACATCGCTAATGTTAAGTTAACAATGTACGATGGGTGTGGCAAGCAGATGGAGGAGTGGATTCTTAAAGATGCTTGGCCAGCAGCAGCGAACTTTGGTGACGTTGACTACAGTGTTTCCGATGTCGCCAATATTGAGCTAACGCTACGTTACTCAGATGTACTTTACTCTGCTACTTGTGGTCTTAGGGGCTTGGGATGCCTATGTGGCGAATGCGAAGACCCCTCTGCCACCCCACAGGTACAAAATGTGTAGGATAGAGTAATATGGCACAAAAGCCACCAACCTGCGAACACCTAGGAAGGATGAACCTGGACTTCGGCCTCGAAGACTGGAACGTCTGCCAGAAGATGAAGAATCGCTGGTTGTTCAAGATTGATGGGGTTTCGGCAACTGTCTCTGGTTCGATTAGTGCCTTACCTCCATTGAAAGGTGGCCGTCCCAAGTTGGACTTGGTGGAACAAGAGGTCCAACACTTGGTGCAAAAGGTCTATTACCCGGTGAAAGCCGAGTGGAAACCCATCCAACTAACCCTGTATGATATAACCCGTCACAACCCCGTATTCCTCTGGCTGGAAATGGTATACAGTCCCCAACCCTCTGGGGGTTTCTACGAATGGAACCTATTGTCACCTGAATTTTGCCAAGCAACATCGACTCAAGTTCCTTTTGATGATCAGCAATCGTGCTTCAAACGAACCGGTGCAATATGCATTTATGGTGGTTGTGGCGAATTGTTGGAAGCTTGGAAGTTGGACAACTGTTGGCCCCAATCTATAGATTGGGGCGACTTAGACATGGCCGATAGCAACGTCATCACGGTAGATGTTACCCTTCGTTATGACCGGGCCTACCTCGTCTTCCCAGAACGACCTTCAACCGCAAGCCCCAACACTTACACAGGGGGCACCAATCTCGGTGGCGTACCAAGCCCTAATAACTAACCCAAAAGGTCAGTTAGGTCCTTTTCCAGCAATTTCTTCATGTCTGCGAAGTTGTCGTCAAGTTGCTTGGGTTTGAAGTCAAGTACACGGCATGCGCCGCTCTTGTTAAGCCGACCTTTCTTCGTATAACACTTCGTGTCGTTGAGCAGAAAAGCATCTACGATGTGTCCGTAACCGGCTTTGATTAGTTTCTCGATAAGTTCTTTGGTTTCGATCTCTTCTACGAAATTCATGAATCTCCCACGATGTAAGGACCTATAAGTAGTATCGTCATATAGAAGTCAAATCTTCAGAAAATCCGACCTTAAGATCGAAAATTGCCTATGCGCCGAGGTGTTCCATCCTTGTACGCCGCCCTGCTTTGTCCATTCGTACCCCAGTCACGGAAGATGTAATCTAACCTATCGATGAGATGGTCATAGTACTTCTTCTGTAACTCGTGTTGGTTCTTTGCGCCTCGATAGAGTTGCCTGAAATGATTTAGCACGCATGTCGTCATGTAATTGAAGGCTTTTGCCTTCTTGCCATTCTTACCAACATACGTGTGGTCGAATCTATCTACTTTCTGTAGCGCAATGAGAACGCCCTCTTGGAGGGCGTCGTCTCGATCAATGAGTTTGAATCCGAAAGCTCGAATGATATTCTCAGACAACTCATAGAAGAAGTGCGCTAGCTTCGTCTGTAGCTCGTCATATTCCTCTTGGAATTTTGGATCGGTGTCCTTTTTGCGCTTCGCCTCTTGAAAGAGAGCGATAGTCTCCTCAAGTTGGGAGTTAATGATGTATTCATTTGCCATAATCACCTTAGAATAGAAAGCTGCCGAGAAAACTGGATGTAGAAAATGCCATATAGTATATCTGTACCCGGCTTTCATTTTTCTCAAGAATTTTCTTATTTGAGGTATAATGAGTCAGATAACCAACATTTCAGACCTCTATGTCGATGTGTTAAGACATCCCTCGTCACCACGCACCTACCGCCAGTTGAAGGAATACTACAAGTCGAAAAAACAGCATCACGAAGCGGATGCGTTTACTTTCTTACTACAGGATCACTTTGGTGAGCTACCCGAATGGGGTTGGAGAAGATATGAGTCCGCCGAAAATATTCACCCATGTCCTGACGCTGAACAACGAGAAGACGATAGCTAGACTCCTCGATTCTTTGACGCCGTTGGGCTGTGATGTGTTGTGTGTCGATCTCGGCTCTTCCGATAAGACCGTCGAGATATGCTACGACCGAAACGTGGCGATACAGCATGCTCGTGGTCAGAAGGATATGGCATCCGTAAGGAATCGGATTGTTGAAACCGCAGAACACGATTGGCAGTTGTATTTGGAGCCGTGGGAGGTATTGGTCGACAACCACCTCCTAACTGCATCGAAGATGCAGTTAGGAGGTGCGTACAGCCTCCGTATTGTCACTGGGGAAATGGTAAACCACGAGGTTCGCTTCTGGAACCGTACAGATGGCTTCAAGTTCAAGAATCCCGTTTATGAGCACTTGGATGTGCCAGATGCACAAATCAAGCCAATCAACTGCTCGATCTATAGCGACGGCTCGAAGAGTGTGAGCTTAGAGCGGATTTTGGAGTGGAAGCAATCATCGCCCGCCCTTGTTGAGCCGTGCTATTACGAGGCATTGTATCACTTGGGTAAGGGTGACTGGAACGGGTTTATAGCGAGTGCGATGCATTACCTATTCAACCGGAAGTTGTCTTCCCAATCATCGATCATGATGAAGTACTATCTGGCAATAGCCCTTTGCCACATCGAGAAGAATGCAAACGAGGCCATTAAGCATATTCTGGAGTGCATTGCGGTAAAGCCCCTGATGGCCGAGTTCTGGTGCCTGTTGGGCGATGTCCACTACCACTTGCTGCGGGAGTACAAGAAGGCACACCAATACTATCGGAATGCCATGACTCTTGGATCGTATCGACTCTCTGACGATCCGTGGCCTATGGAGTTGGCTAAGTACAACAAGTACCCTCAAAAGATGTTGGGGAGTTGCGAGAAGTTGATCGAGGCGAACCGGAACTTAGTCCAGGTTCAGTCTTCTTCGGGAGGCGGGATGAAGTCACAAGAAGCACGGTAGTACCGTTGTGCTACCTGTTTACAGTCGTCAGAGAGCTTCTGGGCCTTTCGTAGCTTCTTTCGGAGTAGTTCGACTCTCTTCTTGAAGTGATCTCGCTCTGCTCGCAGGGCGTGCGTCTGAAGCCATTCTACGATCCGGTAGGTGTCTTGCTCCTCGACTACCTCACTTGACCAGCCTTCATGCTCAAACAGCTTGGGGAAGACGGTGTCGCCCTCGTGCTTGCCGTAGACCTCGGTAGCGATGACTTTGTCGACCAATCCTAGGTAGAGGAATCGCCGGTATATCTGCTCCCCGCCAATGACAAATGGCTCGTGACCCGTAGCTAGCTCAATCGCATCTTGTGGTGACCTAGCTACAACGAGACCAGCCTGTTCGGGCATTGTTTTGGATATGACGATGTTGACCCGCATTGGCAGAGCACCGTTGGGAAGGCTCTCGAAGGTCTTACGACCCATGATTACGGCACCGAAGAGGGTAGTCTTCTTAAACCGCTTCAAGTCGGCAGGGATATGCCAAGGGATCACACCCTTATTGCCGATTACACGACCTTCGTCGTGTGCTACAAGGATCGTTGTCATGGTGCCTCCTAAGTTTCTTTTCCAGTCGCCCTACCTGGGCTCTCAGTCGTTTGACCTCGTCAGCGACCTTCCTTCGCTGTTCTATGCAATGGCTACATAGGTTACAGCCGGGACAAAGAGCGGGACCGTATCTTATGTCGGTGTCAGTCATGGCATCACATCTTCTCCAACGCCTGTTCGTTTTTCTCATCCCAGATCAGACACAGAACTCCCGCCTTCCACGGCTCGAAGTGGAGTTCGATGTCACCGTACACGTAGCGGGCTGGTGTCCGGTATTTCCGTGACGTGCAACCCTTGGCGTCAGGTTCACCTACGGCTGTGACAACCTCTTCACGGGTCATGCCGAGCTTGACGGCTTGGAGCAATTCGTGCTGTTCCATTTCCAATGCCTCGTTGATCTCGCTTTGGATTCGCTCCTGCACGAGTGGTAGTACTCGTAGATTTCCTTACATCTCTTCTCGTCGTTGAAGACCCCGAGCCAAAAACAGAACACGTAGTGGGCTGTGGCAAGGAACCAAAGAATGGGTACTGCTAGGAAGTCGCACCACTTAGGGAGGCTTGCGCCGAGGAAAAACAGCATGACGAATGGCCACGCAAGGATTTTGGCCCATAGGGGGCATTTGTCGTGTTCCTTCAACCATTCCTTCCAGTGCTTTTCGCACAAAGGTTCTGGAACGTCGTATTGACCGGCTGGTTCGTCACATTTGGCACATTTCATTTGTTCCCCCTGATCTTCTGAATCAAGAACTGAAGACGAATACCACCAATCCGGCCACAGCAAGGATATAGCCAACAAATTCGCCCAGTGTCATGGTTTTCCTCTTACCATGTTAGCAATCGCATTCCAAACCGGACCAGTTTTCGACCCAACCATTTCGGCAGGCCATACCGGACAGCCAGCCAAGCGAAATAGGGCTTGTGATACCAGCGGCCCGTGACCAGGATGTAATACCCTTGGTTTTGCTTGCCACGCTTGATGAATCGATTTTTCATGTAACGATCTCCAGTTTAGTACTGAAACTAGCATATCAGCCCTAGGGGCTTCATGCAATGTCAGTTTTGAGGACGAAGGCGGCAGTTGACTTGTAAATCTCGTGGTTCTCCCAGATGGAGTTGGAATCGAACAGCTTCTTGATTTTGGCCGTGTATTTGATGCATCTGGGGGCACCGTAGTCGTGAATCATCACGAGGGAGCCGGGGAACAGCTTGCCGATCCAGCCATTGTACTCCGCTTGTAAGACCTTAGGCTGGTGGCAGGTGTCAATGAAGAGAACGCCTACGTCCCCAACTTCATCTGGTGGTGTTCGGGAATCGCCCGTGATAATCGTAGCCTCAAACCCACGCTTGTTGAGGTTGTGCCGGGCGAGCTTCTCACCATCCTTGGTATTGAACTTTTTACCCTTGAAACGGCACGTTTTCTTACCGAATCTACGGTTCCGCCATACGTCGATACCAAAGACTCTCCGATCTGGGAAGGCATAGCATAACGCTGCTGTGGACCGTCCGAAGAGGACGCCGAGATTGACAACATCGCCTGTGGGTGGAGCATACTTTCTACAACAGTAGACCATAAATTCCAAGGAGTCGTCAGAATGAAGTCCCGGTATCGACCGAGCCTTTTTCGGTAACTTGGGTAGTTGCTTGCGTGATATTCTTCTCATACCCTATCTATACTTCGACCGGTATCGTTATCTTTGGTTCTGGGGCATAACCCACAATTACAAAGTCCTTCAGTTCGTAAGACAGGATATTATCAGCTTTCTTCAAGACCAGTTCGGGTGACTTGCCTTCAGGCCGTGCCAGATACTCCTCGACAGCCTCGATCTGGTTGACATAGATGTGACTGTCGACCGTTGTGTGAATAAACTCATACGGCTCGTAGGAGGCTTGCTGAGCGAACATGTAGACAAGGGCACTATAGAACTGGATATTGGCCGGGACGCCCACAGGGAAGTCACAGGAGCGTTGTGTGAGGTGTCCTGAGAGCTTTCCGTCATGCACAAACAACTGGAATGTGAAATGGCATGGCGGGAGCCTAACCCCCTTCATCTGCTGGGGGTTCCAGAGCGAGAACAGGATTCGGCGTGAATCCGGATTCTCTTTGAGTTCCCTCATCATGTACTTAAGCTGGTCAAAGCCTCTTTCTCCGTACATGTTGCGGTTACCTCCGATGACCTTAGGGTTGCCGACGTAGGTCATTCTGCGGCGTTTTTCACTGTCCCAATGCGGAGGTTGCTCGACTTGTGGCCTCGGCCATCGGCCTGACTTTCCGCCAGCGCCGTTACCATAGAACCCACCGAAGTGTCTCAACTGGAATCCATAGACAGGCCCGAATGCGCCCGGAGCGTAGCCATGTTCCTTCTCGAACTCCTCATCGACCCAGGCTGTCCAGATGTTGGAGCCGAGGTCTTGCAGGTCCTTATTGTTGGTACTACCAGAGAGTATCCAGAGTAATTCGGCGAATATGGAACGAGGCCACACTTTCCGCTTCGTTAGAAGCGGAAAGTGTGTGTCGATGCGATACCGCTTTTGCATTCCGAAGATAGCCAGGGTATCGACACCAGTACGATTCTCTTTGCGGACACCGTCTTCGAGTATTTCACGTAGGGCGTCATCATAGGGTTGTAAGATATACGTCATTTCGGTAGTGTTGCCCCCATGATCTCAAACCACATGATGTAAGCAACGCCAATACCCGTGAGTTCCCAGACAAGCTTGTGAACTACCTGTTTCCAACCCTCTTTCGGAAGTTCAACACCAAGATGTTCATCAATCCTCACACCTGCTATGGATGTGAACAGAACCCAGAACATAAGTAAAATCCAACCGTTCATACCATTACTCCTGACTCTTTGACAATTACTGTTACTTGGTCCTCGTACCGGGCGACAGCCACCTGCGGATGTCCAACCTTATGCAATTTGTTAAGGACCTCTTCTAGTTTATCGACAGAACAGTTGATCACATTCCAATGATTTTGGTTCAATTCTTGAACTTCTTCTTCAGGGGATTTGATTTCCCGTCCTGAGAAGTACTTTGCCAGTCGATCTTTGAATTTGAAGAACTTATCGTAGTACGGTACGTTGCAACCGCACGACGGATTGTTCAATACCTCTGCCATGTCGTTCTTTAGTTCTGGGAAGAGGTTCCGAAATCGTGCATCAGTCAGTATCGCTTGTTTGATCTCCAAGCGACTTAATCTTCTCTTGGTCATCTTGCTCCAAATCGTCTATGGAAATATTGATGTTCATCTGTAGCCAGTCAATGGTTGCTCGTGTGAACCAGGACAGGATGCTGATTGCGCACCCGGAAATAATCACGAAGGGCAATATGAGTATGCACGCTGCTAGGAATGTGTACTCCAACCTCGGCAACCAAAGCGCTAAAAATGGAGAGCCAATGGCCCCCACCCAAAATCCTGCGCATTGGTGGCAGTCTATCATTTCACTCATCTGGTGACCGCCGATTTCGATTCCCGAGTGCTCCCGCCACCACCTCCGAAAGCCACTGGCGATCTTGCTATCGACGATAATAAAGGTCATTCCGATTAAACCGATTACAGAGAATACAAACGCATAAGCCATTTTTCACCTCCAGAAGGATAAATACGCATACTCAGCATTCCGACTGATGCTGGTAAAGTCGGTGAACCCATCGAGTTCATTCAGCATGATTTCTAAGTCTTCCAGAGGCACCTTGTGGTGCCTTGCTATGTGGTAGTCAATAGAGATCACAACCACCTTTTCACCAAAATGCCTTTCCAGAAGATCGAGCTTGGTCTCAAGTTTTTCCAAGAGTACCAATTCGGATTTTTGCTTAAGGAATTTCAGCTTTGGGACCCGTAGTCCTACGAGCCACTGGTCGAATAGGTACTTGAACTCGGGGAGTTGCTTCTGTAACTCCTTATCCGTAAAGACAAGTTCGCCGATATTCTTATCGTGAATACGCATGACAATACTATTATCAGATAGTAAGCGAGACTTGAAAGAGGAGCGAATATGACAGAAAGCAACTTCCGTCAAGAACGTAAAAAGAAGGTTACGCCCGAAGAGGTGGGTAGCCTTCCTGAAGCAAAAAAACCAACCGAGCAGGGACCACCGCCACCGATGGTGGAGAGTCCTGGTGAGGGAAACCCACTTGATCAAGTCCATGCCTTTCAGAGAGAGGCTGGGGTAAGTGTTGGGGGGCAACAACAAGGACACACACCGGGTGAACAACAGGTTGGCGATATACTTGCAAAACCCATGGAGGGAGTTTCTGTTACTGGAAAAATACCCCCAGCAATGCAACAGGCTTTGCAACAGCGGATTTCTCAGGTGCAGCAGGGCGACGAAGATGAAATGCATATGCCACCACCCGTGCGAGAGATGCCCGACTATGAATTGCCGCCCCATCAGCAGCAACAGCCTCCAATGCCAGATTACAATCCTTCGCAGATACAGACTAACGATCCCAATCTGAATGCTCTGTTGGCTGGCTTGTCGACACAGAATTATGAAGAAATCCTCCTTCCATCACGAGGGGTCCTCTATGATTCGCCCGATCTACCAGTTAACGGTGTACTACATCTACGACCGATGACCGGTCAAGAGGAAAGTATCCTTTCGACAGTTCGCTTTATGCGAGGTGGCCGAGGTATCGAGATGATCTTCAAGAACTGTATACAGGAGAAGAACATCAATACCGAGAACATGCTGAGCGTCGACCGGACGTTCCTATTGGTCTACCTCCGAGCTATTTCGTATGGAAACATGTACGAGGTTAGTGTCCGTTGTCCCGATTGTAACCATCAATTCGATTACGATATCGATTTGAACCTGCCGATTGACTACTGTCCAGAAAGCTTCACTAAGGCTAGCATGACGAGGCAGTTGCCAAAAACTGGGTATGTTTTCAACTACCAGTTGATGACCGGTGCCATCGAGACACAAGTTGGCCAATATCGTGATCATAAATCGAAGTTCTCGAATGCAACCGATGATTCGTTCATCTATCGAGCTTCGATGCTGATTACCGAAATTGGCAACAAGGATGCGAAGATAGATCAGCGACATGGCATCCAAGCATTGATCGAGCGGCTGCCCGCTCAAGATGTGAACTACATTCGCAACGTGTTGAACGAGCCGCCATTTGGCGTCGATACTGAGGTGAAGGTTATTTGCCCGGCTTGTACGAGCCAGTTCCCGGTCGAATTGCCGTATGAAGCCAATTTTTTCTTCCCACGGGAGAGGATAGAGGACACGCAGCATTAACCTACTCCCAGTGGCTCTACCAGGAATTGTTCTTCCTGGCGTACCACTTGAAGCAGGATATTATCAAAGTGAAGACATGTCTCTCCCCTGTAGAACGGCGATACTTCATTGACCAGTTTGTCGAACAACGAGAAAGAGAGCATAAGGAGTTGAACAAGAAGAATTGAGCATACCATGAAAGAGCGTAACCAAAACCTGAACCTGGGCGACACTGTGAGGCTTCGCTTCTTTGTCTGGAACGATGTCTTGGCCGACCCACACGAGATTACACAAGTCGATATCTACAAGCTCTTCGATGTGGAAACCACAGAAGAGAATCCGCTTGGGAGACGACTTCTTCAAACGGTGGAAGCCGCTGATATTGTCAAGGAAGATGTAGGGAAGTACTACATCGACCTTGTATTGGACAGTCCGCTTTACACGCAGGGTCGCCTTCAGGATGAATGGAATGTTGTCTTCGAGGATAATGGGCCAACGTCCTACTCCCCGATGGACTTCATGATCGGACCAGATGCTTGGTTCACGGACAGCAGGCCGCTTGTCCATGACTTCAACTTCGCCTTCCGTCCCAATCGCATTGTGCAAGGAAGCGTCAAATACCTTGAGATTACCATGACTCCAGATGTGCCACGAGGTACCGATAAGGAAAGGTATTACAAGCACTTGGTTTCGGGCGGCACGCTCTATGTTTCTATCGAACAGAAGTGTGGCGAGTGCCTCCCACAGGAAGAGGACCTCCGCATCGTTGTGGAGGACGAGGAAGTGACCGAGCGAGATGGTTGCGTTTCCTATTACAAGCTCGACACAACGGACCTTGATTGCGGTATCTACAACGTCTGGTTCAAGTTGGAGATCGGCGAGAACATTTATGTGAGCGACAAGCAGCCGCTCCAGATATTCCACTAAGGAGTAGTCACGTTCTGTTGCGAGGGTACCTGTGTTAAAACCACCACCCCCGGCATTGCCGGGGGTGGTGGTTTTATGCGCCACTAGTACTTGTGCCCACAGACGTGGCAGAAGTTAGCTTTTGCCGGTTTTCGCTTGGCACCACAATTTGGGCAGTAGCCACCCTTAACGGCCCCAAAGCCGCCGCCCTCTTGTATTTCGGCGATTTCCTCTTGTTGGTGACCTCGTAGGAAGACCTTCACCGTAGTGAATTGTTCCTCTAGGTCAATATCCACCTTACGGAACCGTTGGCTAGAGTAGCTACCTTCGACGGTTACGCCTGGGGTAACTTCTCTCTTAGCCCGACAACGCTTAGCGGTAGGTGCGGCATCAGCGAAGCCGAAGCTACTATTGAGCAACTCGGCATCCGCTGGGGCGGTCTCCGGTTGCACAACACCACCAGCCTGATATTGGATGGTTGGTGGTACTGCACTTGAAGTTGTCCCGCCGCCACCGCAACAGTGTATCTCGGATGGGATCGGCGGACAGTCGTCTGTCGTTGGGTCGGAAAACCAGGTCATATCCCAGTTCGTGATGTGCCCATCATAGTGGTGGTGGTGGTGATGGATATCCCTTCTCCGGTACCACGGCGTCTTCTTTTCGTGGTGGTGGTGATGATGCACCTCCACCGGCTTCGCCTTCTCCAGATAGAAGCGTGCTTCAATCACGCCGTTCAACCGATCCTTGTTCTCTGGGTCCTTTCCGAAGTCTTGTGCCTCAGTGGAATCCGGAGCAACGAATAAGAACTTTCGAGGCGAGTAGCTATTCCGCTCGATGTCAACATAGCTATTCGGCTGTATCACGTAGCCGTTTTTGCTTTGTTCCTCACCATCGATGTACAGCTTAACGACTGCACGTCGATCACGGTGCTTATTCCTGAAGCGGATGCTATACTCGGTGTCGAAGGGAAGTTCAACGGTACTATCATTCAGTTCTTTCTGAATCTTACCGTTGACGAGAATTGAAACTACGAAGCGATTGCTGTAAGCCATCATTGAAAACTCTCCTTTTATCTCTGTAGGACATACCCTCAGCCTCATTGGGCGGTTGAAAATTCGGGGTCCGAGTCAGGACTCCAAGGCATTTCTGTCCTTTTTCTATCTATCGACAGGAGAGTAATAGAACTTGAGGAAATCCCCAATTTCTTGCTTTTTCCCGAGAGAGTGTGTACGATGGTTGTAGAGGGTGCGACAAAGAATTTATCCGTGGAGGGTCAGAGAAATTGCCGATATATGCGGGATTTCCGCAATATACAGGAAAAAGTGGGGTTGACCGGTTTACGAAAGGCCCATAGAATGGCTTCGGAACACAAAAACCCTGATGGAGGTGAAATGGAGACTCTGATTGAGGGGAGGCAAGAAACCCAGTCGGGGGCCATCATTCATTTCAAGTTGCTTGATACGATGCTTGCTCAGTCGGAACTGGGCTTGCAACACAACAATCGGCCCGAGCCGATTGAAGAAAGTACGGAGTCGAAAACAGGAAAGGATGACTCCGGTTGATCTAGTGGGGCAGAAGTTCTTCTAAAGAAGACAGTAAGCAGGAAGCTCAAGGACCGTTAAGTCCGGGGGCGAACTATATCGCCATCCCACCTGATGCTCAAGTCTTTCTCAACTAGCTATGCTTTGAGAAACGCTAGCCACGGAAGGTGATCTCTCTTCCCAGCAAAGCAAACGGTTATCTATCCGTACCGCTACGTCGAGTTCGGCATGATCGCATTCGACATAAGGCGGGAATTTTGCTAAGAGAGGTGCCTAAATGTCCGATGCAGTTAAGATTGAGGAAACCCTTATCCATTTCAAGTTGCTCGATACGATGCTCGCTCAATCTGAACGTTGTGACTCACAAGGCCAGGGTGAGCCCGAATCTAGCCTAGTCGAAGAAGAACCCAGTAGGAAGCTGAAGGACGGCCAGTAGGCCAGTGCCAAGCCAATCTCGATACCTGACATGGTACTCAAGGTCCTTCTGAACTAGCTCTGCTTTGAGAAAAGCTAGCCATGGTTGGCGGTCTTTCTTCCAACAAAGCAACGGTTGTTTACCCGTGCGATTTGCATCGTCGCTTGCTTGATCAAGGAACTCGTCCAGCAGGGCTACCTTGCTTTGAGTGGCTACGTACATGTCCAGTTCGTTGTAGCCGTTTTTGCATTCGACGGTGAAGCGAAAGTTCGGCGGGCAGACAATGTCCCCGATGTAATCCTTAGTGACGCACTCAACCTGACTCCAGCGGTTCCCGCTGCCGACGACCCTGGAGAATTGAGATGTGTCGAACCGTTCATTCAGCAGCTTGACGAGCGCCAGTTCGCCACGTTTTCCCTTGTGCTTCGAGTTCTTCTTCTTCTTTTTCTTATCGTCGAAGATATCGATATCAACCTCATAACCATCCAAATCCATCTATCCCTCCGGGGTAATAGAGTGATAGGTGGCGATTTTGGTTACGCAGGTGTCCGACGAATGTTCTCGATCATAAACTTATCGGTCTGAAGAAGTCCTGACACGTCTTCGAGGTTGCTGAGAAGTCCGTCGAACTCCTCTTTCTGAAGTGTCCCCTCTCGGAACAGGTCAGCGACCATTACATCAAGATCGTCGAGGTTCGCACGGACGTTCACGAGTATCTCGTTGAACTTGTCAAGATCGGCTGCGTCGATCATCTTTTTTTCGATAGCCATTGTGTCTATCCTTATGGTTGCGGGATCGGAATCAAAGGGAGGTGTCAGGTTGTTGATGTGTGAGTTTACCGCTGTTGTGCGGTCCCCGTCTTCGTCCCCTTCTCCCTCCTCATCGTCATCGATCTCGATAACGACTTTGTTCTTAGGGTCGCTGGTTGTGGTGTCAATAAAGGCCAACCACGTTTCGTGGAAGTCCTTAAGCATCTGTTCCATCGATACCAGCTTTCCTTTGGTGGCACGGTCGCACCATCCGTACTCATCTTGCAAGATATCGGCCCAATCCTTATAGTCGTCGTCTTGCAATTCCGCTGTGGTGATACTAGGATCGGGGACCCCTGCGGCCAGGGAGGACTGTTCGATATCGCTGACTGGTCCATACTCCACCCGCTTGGGATCGACCCAGGCACCACTCGGTTCAGACATCGTGAGAATGCACTTGTGTATGAACTCAAAGCAATCCCTTGGGAACGAGGCGATATCCATGATTTTCGTCTTCGGTTTTTCCTCCCCAGCGGTGTTCTGGATATGAGTAACCCAAGATTCGTGAGCCTCCTTCAACAATGAAGACAGTGTCACCATATTATCGCCCCGGTAGCGAGGCATCCACTTAAACTCCTGCTGGAGGTACTGTGCCCACTTAATGTAATCGTTCTTATTGACGATCTTCGCCGCAACCCTTTGGTCTTTGCTAACCTGGGCCGTCCAACTTGGGTTGGGGAGGTTTGTTTTTTCAGCGGCAGTTTTTAGGTCCTTTGGCGAACCGGGGACGGTGGGGTGTGACGACCCCTTTGCCGTTGTCGAGAAGGTGATATACCGGTGGAGGTACTCGTAGCAGTCATCCGGCCAATCAGAGATTTGGTCTGGGGCGCACATTGGGGGGACTGTTGTAGGGTTTGTACCACCCGTTTGAACCGGAATTTTGTTCGACTTTGGCTTTGGGTTGGTGATATGGCTAGGCGGCTTGATTGGTGTGTTTGTAGGCTTCTTGACAGTCTTTGTTTTGACCTCATGGTTGGCGAAGTCAAGATTGGTGATCACCCTGATAGGCTTAGCATCTTTCGCATCCTCCAATGGTGGTCGCTCTTGCTCGAAGGTCGTATTGTATTTGCGGTGTCGATTGACGTGCATCTTCTTGACGCTGATCTCATTATCCGTTGTGAGCATAAGCACCCAGATATACATCGGGGGGAACTCCAAGATCGGCGTATTCCCTTTGACGTATTTCCTCACGCTGGGTGTAGCCTCGACGGCTTCCCTGAAGATTCGCTTCTCCGAGACGACATAAACTTGGCCTAGCGTCTCCCGCATGTCGACGACCTGTAAGGGGCGATCTTTGTCTCTGAACAACCACAGTGCCCTCGTGTCATCTTCCCACCTTTCGGCGATTGCGACGGCCATCGCACCGTAGTTGATACGGGCGAAGATGTCAGCAAGGCCCAGCACCTTGTGACTCCACAATGGTACATCTTCATCCTTCAAATCCTTGATCAGATCGCCGTCGATGGTCTTCACCTTCTTGAGTTGTTGGCGAAGGAAGTCGAGAGGGTAACGAATGCCCAGTTCCATGATTCTGAGAAGTATCTCGCTGTCACATTCGGTGGCGATATCATACTTACCCCGGAGTACATCAAACTCGGGTACATTCCCATTGTGGACCAATGCAGTTCGATAGCTCTTTGAAAAGAACGGGTGGTTGTTACGGTTCTTGTTCTCTGAGCCCTTTGAGGAAGAGCGGCGGCAGTGAGAAATCAGGAGGTTGAGGTCCCTGTTTTTGAGTTCTAACCAGGGGTCGGTCTTTATGAACTCTGTGGATTTCTTTGCTGCCTTGGAAAATATGGCGAGACCGTTGTCGCCGTTAGCTGTGTTGGTTGCCCAAAAGCCCGACGCATCATCGCCACGCACTTGTGTTTTTGCAAGGAGAGCCGTTGTTAGGGCGAAACAAGCCTCACGATCCTTAGGCTTACCAATGAATCCGACGATTCCACACATAATGAAACCTCTTCATAGGGAACTACATCGTATGGGACATACGTGTTATAGACTTTATGAGTGAAAAACACAAGACGACTTACTCGGGGGCGGGACCTTCTGTTGTTGCTCCGATGGTGTTTACAGGCTCACCTAACTTTTCAGATGATTGTTGTAGGTCCTGTACCGCTGTCGCCAGCGTACTTTTCAGGTCCTCATTAGACTCAATAGCGTTGCTTAGTGCAACACCAACTCGTTGGAGAGCTTCGAGTGAAGACTTTTCTGTGTCGGGCCAGTTGTCTTTAAGGATGGGTCGGATGTTATCCACGATACCTTTGGTGCTGTCAACAAGCTGTTTTGTTCCCATATTCGGGGCGTCTTCGCTTAGGTTTTGCAAGGCGGCAAGGATATCGCCAAGTTTTTCACCTAAATGTGACTTAACTTCGTTGATAATGAAATGTTTGAAACGCATGACCTATCTATGATTTTCTGCTGAAAAATCTACTGCGGCGGCGATGAGGCCGTCAAAGAGCGGGTTGGGGTTGCCCAACCTACTACGAAACTCGGGGTGTGCTTGTGTACCGATGAAATATGGATGTAATGATTGATCTAGTTCCATGATTTCAATGAGGTTCGTTTCGGGATGACGCCCCGAAACAACGAATCCTCGTTCAGCGAGCCTTTCAGTGTAATCTTCATTGACTTCATACCTGTGGCGGTGCCTTTCAGATATCAGCTTTCGTTTGTATAATGCTCTGGCTAACGTGTTCTTTAATACGTTACAATCGTAGGCACCCAGTCGCATGGTGCCGCACTTCTTTCGTATCTTTTCCTGTCCTTCCACAAAATGGATGAGGGGATGGTCAGTTTTAGCATCAAATTCGATGCTGGTTGCACCTTTGATACCGATGGACCTCGCAAATTCAATCACAGCACATTGTAAACCAAGACATATGCCTAAAAATGGTATCTTCTTCTCCCGAAGATATTTGATACCTTTGATCTTACCTTCCACGCCACGGCAGTCAAAACCACCGGGAACAATCGCACCGGACAAACCTTCAATGTAAGGTCGCACACTTCGCATGTCTTTGGCCGATTCGAGTGCTTCTGCTGCTATCCATCTTATCTTCACCTTCACGTCGTTAGAAACGCCCGCATGATATAAGGCTTCCTTCAATGAAATGTACGCCTCATCACAATTCTCATACTTACCAATGATACCTACTTCGATTTCTGGTAGGTCCACGGCGCTCATGTACTTCTCAACCAGATCACGGTACTTATGAATCCTTACGCCTTGCCGACGCATGTGAAACTTGTCAGCAATAAGATCATCGATGTGCCGATTATAGAACTCGATGGGTACTTGGTAGATTGAGTCGACATCCGGTGCTTCGCAAACAAAGTCACGGGGTAGGTTGGTTAGATGCGAGATTTTATCAAGGATTTTCTCAGGTACCGGGCGGTCGACACGACAGAGTAGTATGTCGGGATTGATACCGAAACCTTGTAATGATTTCACAGAGTTTTGGAGCGGTTTGGTCTTGAACTCCTTAATAGTCGGTATCCAAAGGATCGGTGCAACCATCAGTACAAGTACGTCATCAGGGTTCTTTTGCTTATATTGCCTAATCGCCTCCAGATAAGGACCTGATTCGAGGTCACCAATCGTGCCACCGATTTCACAGATACAAACGTCACAATCGGCACCCACGGTTTTGAATCGTTCTTGAATTTTATCAGTACAGTGTGGGATGATTTGTACCGTTTGACCTAGATAGTGACCTTCCTCTTCCTCATCCAGTATTTCTTTGTAAAGCCGACCGCTGGTAAAGATGTTATCAGAGGAGACTTCGATACCCGCAATTCGTTCATAATGCCCTAGGTCTAAGTCGGCTTCGGTACCGTCATTACAAAGAAACACCTCGCCGTGTTGGCGAGGGTTCATGGTTCCAGCGTTGATATTGAGGTAAGGATCGAACTTGACTACCTGGACAGTCGCTCCCCGCATTTTCAAGAGAAGCCCTATGCTGGCGGAAGAGATACCCTTACCAGTTCCACTGATCACCCCACCGACAACGATAACATACTTGGCCATAAGATATCAGAGCTAGTCTTCCCCCAATGCTTCCTTAATTTCTACGAGTGGTATAATCCCCGACTGTGGCTTCCCGTTTTCATCAAGCCAAACACCTTTGTAGTGGCTTTCATTACCTTGCTTGTGAAGAAACACCTCCACTCGTCGGCCAAACCGCTTAAGCTGTATGGTTCGTCCGGTATAATCATTACTCTTCTTCTTCGTCATCATCTCTCCTGGGTTTGCGTAATACAACAACGAGACCGTTGTATTGGCCGCCCTCTGTCTTCTCTGGGTGTGAGAAGATGTTGAAGATTGTCCAATCGGTCTTTTCTTCGATCTCATTCAGTGTTTCGGTAAGCTCAATTCCGGTCGTCCGGATAGCTTTCCAGAGATACTTCGTTTTCATGGTATCTCCCTTCTATTGGTAGCCAAGCTGATCCCATATGAAATCTTCGTTGACGGCCTCGGGTGGCGCATCAACGTCCTGGGGTATCGGCAATGAGCTAATTCTTCCGGCTCGCTTATCTTTCAGAATGTCTCGCAGATCAGCGGTGTGGAAGATCATGTTCCATCTTATGGTAAGGTCGGCAACAGGTTCCTTCTCGTTGAAAATCTGTGCTTGTAGTGGTTCGATCATCTTCCTAAGTCGATCCTTGACATGAATGCCTATGAACTCCCGTGCCCGCATGGACATTTCGTCCAAGATGACCTCCAGTTCCTCATTGGTCAATTCTTTCATTCGTACACCTCTTAGATCAGTTCGCATGTCCCGCCTGAGCAGGCAACCTCCTCAAGCGGCTTAGTGTTGTCTTCGAGTTCAACTAACCCCATATAATCTACATCGACATAACTGCGTCTCAAATCCAGCCATTTTTTCCAATTATTGACTTCCTTCATCAAATAGGTGCATCGTCGCACGTCTCCATCGCAATATCTGTCGGCGAATTGTTTGACTCGTCTGATCCACTCTTCCTTGCGTTTTTGGTGTTCTTCGGTCTCCCCGTGCATCAATTTGCCGTTCAAACCTAATGCGGCATCACAGGCTGCCCAGAGGTTATCACGAAAGGCAGCTAACCCGTCCACAATGAGACCACTCGCTAGTAACGCTCCATCGCCATAGCGACTCAAAATTTCTCTCGGTGTATGTACATTTACCATTGGAGCCTGGGGATAGTCCAGATCACCTGAAACCGGTAGGAGACTAACACCGGCGAACCACTTGCGATTTTTGTAGATAAAGTCGCAAATGTCGTCCCATTCGTCCTCATGTACGTTGATAGTGTTGCTCACATTATGTGTTAGCCACTCTTGGGTGCAAAGTTCCTTTCTCTTTCCGCCAGCCACCCAGTTCTGCTGGGTTGATTTAACGTTCTCTAGTAGTTCAACCGCTGACAGATCGTTCTTCGTCTTCGCTCCGTCAGGCACCTCCACACAAAACGTAATGATTTGATCGGTGTCGTTTGCACTCCATACACTCTTCTCACAAGCCTTTGGGTTGTAACCCTCGAAGTGCGTGAAGACCTCCTCCATTTCATTGGCCTGAACTCGTCGAAAGTAACGACGGGCGTGGTGCGGGTGAACACCACTAGCCGAACCTAAGATGCAACTGGCGGTGCCTGAGGGCTTGATGCAAGTACACCGTGCAGCAGGGTTAATACCAATTTTCTTCGCCATCCATTCATTCGTTTCAATGACAAGCTGCGCCATCTCACGTTGTAGTCTGGGGTTGAATGTTACATGGGGATTATCTTGCATGCCTGTAACGGATACGCCTAGTAACGCTTCCTTTTGAACAATCTCTTCAGTGACCTCCCCGAGGTATGGGAAAGAAGTGTAACCGGCTTGAAGTGTTCCTAAGATGGCGGCAGCACGGGCGGCTAGTGCAAAGTCTTCCTTGCATTTCACTTTCTTGCCGTTGATCTCTGAAAGGTTACACATTTGCACGCCGCTTTCACCGGTCTTCCAATGCACGGGCCAACCGCCAATTTCAACACACGGGTTCGGCAACTGCTCAGTTGAGTCGCTCCAATAGAACGCAGGTTCGCCAAACTGCTTGACAGAGTCAATCAGTTTGGCGAACTGCTCCTTCGTCACCTCGCCCCGCACCAACATAGCTGAGTTGTTAGATCGCCCACGTTGTGGATTTTCTCTAAACCAGTTCCCCGTCTTGGCTTGGATCATCTCCTCGTCATCGAGTGAGAAGATGCAAATCGAAGCGGAACGTCGCACTCCACCCGACAGTACAGCGTCGGACGCATGCATCGTAATGTCGTAAGCGTCGATTGGCCGCAAGTGACTTTGCTTGGTCATGCGATCATCGAGAAGCTCCCGAATAATTTCCAATGATCTCTTCAATGGTTCTGGTCCTGGTGCTTTACCTGCGCATGAAGAGAGTGGTGAGCCTGCGGGTCGGATTAACGAGTAATCAAACTTGACTTCACAATGTCGAAATTCTGGAAACTCTGGATGGTTGAAGTAACTTGCTAGAAGGACGCCAAGTGCATCAGCCCAACCTTCAATCGAGTCAGGGACTTTGAAGGTTTTTACTTTTTTCTTTTTAGAAACAAGATCGAATGGTGGTAGCTTTACAACGTGGTGCTTCTGGACGGAAAACCCAACACCAGACCCGCAAAGGAGAAGCCAGAATGCTTCTTGAAAGAAACGGATGCGGTCGCAAAACGACATTGTACAATTATACAACCTAGCTGGATTTTTCTCGATGGGTCGGCCACCAAACTGTAGTGCTCGTTGCGAACCGAGTACCCTCTTCTCTTTCATCAACGGTCGTACCCATTCTATTTCCTCTTCAGCTTGTGGGTACCGCCGCAAGTGCATATCCATAACTCGATCAACTGCTTCATGCCATGTTTCTCGTCGTCGTTCATCGGAGTTGTATCTTGCGTATTTGCTGTAGTACGTATATTCCTGTAGCGCACGAATTGACATCTCTTTCTATCCTTCTAATTCTTGTGTGATCCCATTGAAGCGTAGAGATATGTAACAAATTCCATCCAAAAAATTGCACTTATTATGCGGTTAATTTTAGGTTAATAGGTTAATACAAAAATGTGGCTAAAACAGGTAAAAAAAGCCACTAACCGATCCTTCTGGTGAAGCCATTTTGCTTCTGTACCATGATGGTTCTGACACCATCAAGCATCTGTCGAAGATGGGTGTTGTGAGTAACAACAAAGACTTGTTTTTCCTTCGCCAACTCACAGATAGTTTGGTAGATGCTTCTCACTCCTCGCTGGTCGATACTGTCAGAAACCTCGTCAAGGAAAACGAGGGATGGCCATGTTCCACTAGAGAACATCATTACATGAGCAAACGCCTGGGAGATAGCTAGGTTGATCCGTTTTCGCTCACCACCACATGTGACAGAGTAGCTGTAAGCTTTGCCCTTAATAGGCTTGATGGTGGCATCTAAATGTCCATCGAAACTGACCTCCATGCGGCCATCCATCAGGTGTTCCATCCAGTAAGCAATCCTTGCGTTCAATGCCGGTGTAATACCTTCGATGATATAAGAGCGAATACCATTTGGGCCGAATACTTTGATTGCATACTTGTAGTAGGGAATGATTTCTTCTGTCGCCTTTACCTTGACATCTTGATCTTCCTTCTTCTCGATGATTTCGATAAGGTCTTTGCGAGCTTGTTTCAGAATCTCTACGTAAGGACCACCATCAACTAGTTCATCCTCCTTAGCTTGAATGCTTCTTTCTGTTTGAGACAGCTTTTCCTTCAGCACCAGTTCTGTTGAGGTGAGGTCAGGTCGTTGCACGCCCCCAAGCTCTTCCAGTCGACTCTTGTCGTTTTGAATCGATTTCTTGATTGCATTCAGTTTGATACCAGCAATCCTCTTGAGTTCAGCTAGTTTGGCTAACGTTCCTTCATACTTTGCGATCTCAAGTTTGATGCTATCCTTCCGGACTTCATTAGCATTGATCTTTGGTTCCAAATGGTCGATCTTATTGTTGTGAAGTTTGATCACATGCTTGTAGTGTTGTTTGTTAATAGGTCCATAACAGTGCGGGCACTTGGCACCTTCGGGAAGCTTATTGAGTTTAGCGATCTCTCCCTTGCACTTCTCACGTTCCTTTATCATGTCCCGCATTTCACGATCTAGCGATTTGTAGCTAAGTTTCAACTCGTGAATCTTCAAGGAGACCTTGTTGTGATTCTCTTTGGTTTTCTGGAGCGCCTCATCCATGTTGGTCTCTTTAACGTCCTTATCAGCCAACCCATCTTGAATCGCCACAATTTCATTTTGTGCCCCTTCGTATTCGAGCAACGCCGAGCCGATATCCGTATTTCCGATTTGACCTTTGAGGACTTCGATTTGACCTTTGAGGGTCTCAATATCTTTGAGACAGTTAGCACGCCACGCTTTGTTTTGTTGCTCAACTTGCGAAATACGATCAAGGCACGACGCTTCCGATTCCTTGATCTGTTCGTAGGCGGTCATAAGCGATTTCAATTCCGCCTCGGTTGCTTTCAACTCCTTCTTAGCGGTCTCCAAGTAGTCGTTGTAGACTTCAAGTGACAGAAGGTTCTCGGCAATCGCTCGCTGCTCTTTTGAATCACACTCCAGAAAGTTGTATTCGTTGTGCTGTCCAAAGCAGACGACGTTCACAAATGCTTTGTGATTCATCTTGAGGATTTCTTCAATTCGCTTCTGCGTGGGTATCTGCCCACCACGACTATCCTCGTTGTTGTTCTTGGCTGGAGCATCAATCCATGGTGGGCCTCCTTGCCACAATCGGACAGTGTCGGGTTGTCGGGTGCGGACAATCCGGTACCGTACATCGTCGATGCTGAAGATGATCTCAACCTCAAGCTTCTTACCTGTCCGGTTGTGGATGGCATCTGTATGCTTAACCTTCTTCCTAATGGTGTTACCATACAAACCGTAGACAACCATTTCGGCTATGGTGGAGTTATGTACAACAGTAAAATCGGCCAAGAGAAACAAGTGGTTACCGTCAGTTTGGAAACCATAGTAATTTCCGGTGCCTATTGGTTGTACCGAAATACCTACCGTTAGCGGGTCTTTGGATTTAGATGTAGGTTGACAAGTTTTACGTGGTACTCTGGTTGGTATTTTTGAACAGTCGCCGCCAATATGAACTCGCCAGTAAGTTCCGGTTGCTCCCGTTTGACATTTTTTTTGACATTCTTTGGGGTAAGCTGAGAAGCCTAATGATCTAGCGAGGTAAGCGACATCAAATACTAACTTCTTGTTCTTATTTACAAACTCGAAACAGCCGCCGTTAAGGTGCCCATCCGAGTCCATGAGTCCAGCTAAAAGCTCCAAACGTACTTGTCTTGAATTAGCCTTGTATTGTAAGGGCACATGTTTGTTGTCTATTAGCTGGTAAGACTTAAGGTCTTTTAGTAAAGAGTTACAATTACGTGGGAAGCAATCTTTGGGTGATGTGGCTTTATGCTCCATTTGAAGCCATTTACGAACTCTGTCTATCGACCGCCACACAGCGGCAACACTCGGTTTCTCCTCTTGGTACCTAGAACAGTACTTCGGATATGATTTTCCAGCCTTCGTGGCAATTTCACTATAACACGCACCATTGAGATGTTGGTTGTAAATGAAAAACTCCGGAGGGTCGGGGCGAGCATCTAAATTATCACTATGAATGGCTAGGTGCGGAACATCTTTTGAGTTCTTAAATTCACGAACTTGTAAGTTGCGTGATGCTGCCTCGGTCTTCACCACTTCGTGTACCACCGAGTCAATGTTTGTAATAATGGTTCCGGTCGAATTTCCGTCCCCCAACCAAATACCCAAAAAATACGGATCGATTCTTATTGGAGCCTTAGGAAAATCTACTGCTGTTCTGTAACCGCCCATTAAGTGCTTAAACGTCTTTGATTGTTTGAGGTAATCCTTGACGCTGATATTGAATATTGAAGAGTCCTCTTTGCTTGCGAATTTCGATTTGCTATACCGGTTGTACTTTTTGTCCTTAGTTTTCAACGTTAATATATGAGATTCGTTCACTACATACGAGTCTCCTTTGTTAGGAATGACCCGGTATAGTGGTTCTCGACCACGAGCTAACTTAAGCACTTTGCGGGGTGACGAATCATTTCCCATCACCTCATCGCCCACGACTATATCCTCTACCTTTTTGATAGTTCCATCATACATTAAGATGGGTGTGCCCTTACCAAAACATTTCCCCGCAGCATTCGAGTGGTACTCATTGCCTGATTCGCTACACTCAAGTTCGTCCCACTCATCTTCATCGTGTAGGTCGAGATTACGACCTTTGATAAGAACGATGTTACCCAGTTCTGTGAAATTTATTTCGATAGGTTCTTCGCCGATGCAAAAGAAGTTCTTTGCACGGATGTATTCAATTCTCATTCAACTTGACTCTTTTCGCAAATGTTCTTCAAAGTTGCCAGTAACTTATCAAAGTCAAGTCCTTTTGGAACTCCCTTCTCTTTGATGTATTCTTCTAGCATTTCTTCTTGGCCGCACGCAACAATGCGTTGTACGTCCTCAATCTTGTGCCTCGTTTTTACATCCTCTTTTCCCTTGGGTGAAGAAAACTCGAATGTGAGGATGTTGTGACTCTCCATCAAATCCTTTTTGAGGTCAACAAGATTTGTTGCAGAGATATCCTTTGGTTCCAACTTGATGAACGTGTTATCAAGGTCAAACGTCTCAAGTTCACTCTCCTTGACGATGAGATGCTTTGGTGAAAAGTCGTTGATCACATAATCCGTCTCTAACGTTTCTGTGTCCAACAATACCAAGTGCTTCTCTTGGAAGGCTTCTGCGAAATTGATCTCTAGTGGAGACCCAACATATTCGATGTTGTCGATTCGTTGGGCAGCGTGGTAGTGACCGAGGAAAACTCGTCTCCACGGTCGGAACTTCTCCGCATCAACATTCACCATGTCTCCCTCATATTCCACTGACACATCTGCGTGTGTTTTGTAGAACGTATTCAACTGGGCTCCGTGCAATGCAATGTGACCGCACAATACAGGAGACTGGCTATATGCGAAATGCTCTAGTTCGTCGAGGGGATTCAACGTGAATGGTAGGAAGTCAATGTCCAGACCTTCAATGTTGATCGTTTCACATTTAGTGATGATGTTAACGTTGGGGATCGATCCGAGAGGGATGATGCTACTGATGTCAAGCTTGTCAGCGAACCACATATCATGGTTGCCGATTAACATGTGAAGCTTGAGAGGGGACCCTTCTTCGCCAACATACTTTTTGATGATTTCGTACGTGCGTTGATAAGGTAAGACCTGAATCTTTTCACGGTCTTGAAAAAGGTCACCAAGAAAGATGATGTGATGCGCTTCTTTTTCGAGCGCAGTTTCAAAAACCCATTTCAGAGCATCGAGACAGTGCTGCAAACGTCTGAGACTGTCTTTGTGTGCGGCAACATGAATGTCACCTGTCAGTAAAACCTTTGCCATTAGAATCCTGGGCCAATACCTGGAGGTCCACCCATCCCAGGTCCTGCCGCAGGTCCGCCCATCGGGGCAGGTCCCATCGGTGCTCCACCCATCGGCGGTGCGCCGGGCGGTGTTGGCGGTGGTGCCATACCCGGCTGCTCTGCACCAGGGGCAGGAGCTTGGGGAGGAGGAGTTTCTCCACTATCTTTAGTATCGGCAATAGGCTCCCCAGACAATAGTTTTTCTAACAAAGACCAGACATCTTTTGCATTGAGTTCTTGCTGTGGTGCTGCGGCCTGTCCTGGGGCCCCAGGAGGCCCGCCTAAGCCCGGTCCACCAAGCGGAGGTCCACCTAGTCCGCCGCCGCCCATTGGCGGTGGAGGGCCTCCTAAGCCGCCTAATGGCCTTCCTCCAAGACCACCACCCATTGGTTTCGGTCCACCAAGTCCTCCCGGTGGTGCGCCAGGGGGTGGTAAAGGAGCGCCAGCACCAAGACCCCCCGGAGGAGGTCCGCCTAGCGGCTGTTCGTTGATCTGTTTTATGAACGCTTTGAATCGCATGTCGTATATATGCAAAGAATTTTCGATATTCGAGCGAACATTTTGGGTCCGAGGAGCGTCTATGATAGTACTCCGGTGTAAAAGTGCGACAACTGACGGTTGTCTTAACATCGAGAGGAAAAATACTTCCCGGCGTTCCAGTGGGATGTCGGGCCAAAAATGAGGAATACGATGAGAACTCTATTGTCCAGTTTGTTTAGTCTCAGCCTGTTATCATCGCTCTATAGCGATGGAATTGGAGGGTCTGTCTAAGCAGTCTTGGACATACGGGGAACAAAAAACCCCTTCGGCCCTCTCAGGAGAGCCGAAGGGGTTTTTTTATTGGTGTGATATGAAGCCGAAAGCGACAAAACCGAAGCGAAAGCGAAAAAAGAAGTCGTTGGATCACAAAGAGGCTGCGGAGACAGCCGATTGGTCGGCAGACAAAAAGGTACGGTAGCTCAGTCCGGTAGAGCACTTGGTTGAAGCCCAGGGTGTCGTCGGTTCAATTCCGACCCGTGCCACTTGCGGGAATGCCCGAAGGGATTACATTTCCAGAAAAGATGGTGACAGTCTCTTCATTGTTTTGTCCCGCACAAGTTTGATCTTTGACAATTTGGTAAACTCAGTGATCTTCGTGCCAAATCCAGGGCGTGCGAAAGTGCGCCCTATTTGGGTCGGCATCCCATTGGTGAGGGAAGCAGTCTGTAAAACTGTGGTCTAACGACTTTGGTGGTTCAATTCCACCCCGGCCCACTTAAGCTATGATTGATCGGCTTGCCACGGCATGCCGGTGTATTTGGCAAACTCCTCATCGGACATTTGGTCACCCAGCTTGGTCGGATTGTAGCCGAGGGACTTGAGACGCCACATTTCGGCCTCTACGTCTTCGGCACCATGACGGGCCATATCGTCCCAGTGAAGTGTTTTGAGTTCGGGAGATTCGCTAGCGTTCATTACGTCGCCGCCGAAATCGTCTGCTGCGTTGTGAAGCTGGTACTCGGGTGGGGGAACATCACCAAGAGAGCGATTTGTTTGATCTACGGTGTTTATCTCACCGGTGTTATCATCCGGCTCCGAGTCGGACTGATTTTCCATTCGGTCGTGGTAACTTTGAAAACTGAACATGGGGGTATATAGCTGCTAGCTCGATAAATAGATCGATGCGATACAGCCAATTTGGACAAGATGAGTGGGTTCTGAAGACCATCCCTGATGGGAAGTACTTCGTGGATATCGGCGCAGGCGACGGCATTAGATTCAGCAACACGTTTGCCCTTGAGCGGGCCGGTTGGAAAGGTATCTGCGTCGAACCCCACTTGGCACAATACAGAAAGCTGCGGCAAAACAGGAGATGCCACCGGTGCCGCTACGCAGTAGCGGCACGAAGCAACACGATGGTGCCCTTTTGGGAAGGCTTGGGTGGCCTCAACGGACTGTCGGGAATAGTGGGATATTTTCAAGATGACCATCGGCGAAACCCATCAAAGGGCCGAATAGTAGCCAGGAAGACAATATCGCTGGTTGATCTTTTGAAGAAGTTCGGCGCACCTGAGGCAATCGACTATCTAAGCATCGACACAGAGAACTCTGAATACATGATCTTGAAGGCTTTCGATTTCTCATACACCTTCAAGAGTATCACGATTGAGCACAACAACCTCGAAAAGAAGCGTGAGGCAACGAAGAGGTTGCTCGAATCTCACGGTTACAAACGAGTTGGTATACTTGAGGTCGACGACCTATATCTTTACGATCACTAGGCCCTGTGGTGGAATGCTAGACACGGCTGGCTTAAACCCAGTTGCCCGTATGGGCGTGCAGGTTGGAATCCTGCCAGGGCTACTTGTTTTCACACGAAATCACTAACGAAAGGAGAAACACTCGGTTCCTGATGCTCTGGCGGCTGCGTAGGCCGAAAAGATCAGAGATTGGGCAGACGGGCCGATTCACCCCCAACACTGTTGGAGGTTATCATGAGCGAGAAAACTCATGTAAACGTCGGTACCATCGGTCACATCGACCATGGTAAAACAACTCTTACGGCTGCGATCTTGGCGGTCCAGGCAAGTAAGGGTCTAGCAATTAAGGTTCCCTATGGCAAGATTGCTACTGGCGGAATCGTCCGTGACGATCAGAAGGTTGTTACGGTAATCACGAGTCACGTTGAGTATGAGACAGAGGACAGGCATTACGCCCATATCGACTGTCCAGGCCACGCAGATTACGTCAAGAACATGATCACGGGTGCGGCCCAGATGGACGGGGCAATTTTGCTCGTCTCTGCCGCAGATGGGCCGGAACCCCAGACTCGGGAACACGTTCTGTTGGCAAGACAGGTCGACGTTCCGAACATCGTTGTCTTCCTGAACAAGTGCGATCTTGTGGAGGACGAGGAATTGATCGAACTGGTCGAGTTGGAAGTCAGAGACCTGTTGACCGAGTACGGATTCGATGGCGACAATGCCACGGTTGTCCGAGGTAACGCCAAGGGCGCAATGGATGACCCAGAGAACCAGGGTGAGTGCATCACAGAGTTGATGAACGCCTTGGGCAAGAACATCCCAGAGCCAATCCGGCAACTCGACAAGCCGTTTATGATGGCTATTGAAGGAGTCTACTCCATCGTTGGCCGAGGAACGGTAGTCACTGGTAAGATCGAGCAGGGCAAAGTACAGCCCGGTGATAAGGTGGAGGTCGTAGGTCTGCAAGATAGATCAGAAACGGTCTGCACAAGCATCGAGCAGTTCAACAAGCAACTGCCTGAAGGGAAAGCTGGTCAGAATGTTGGATGCCTGCTTCGGGGTGTCAAGCATGACGAGGTCCAGCGAGGGCAAGTGCTGTCGGCTATCAACGCCATACAGCCCTACACTCGATTCAAGGCAGAGACCTATGTTCTGGGTAAGGAAGAGGGCGGAAGGCATACACCGTTCTTCGGTGGTTACAAGCCCCAGTTCTTCTTCCGAACAACAGACGTGACAGGCATAGTCAATCTGGTGGACGCCGAAATGGTGATGCCAGGAGACCATGTTACGGTAGAAGTTGAGCTAGATAAACCCGTTGCCCTTTACAAGGGGAACAGATTCGCTGTCCGTGAGGGCGGCAGGACGGTTGGCTCCGGTCGTGTGATCGAAGTCCTAGCGTGAGATTACGAGCCTTAGCTTCGGCTAGGGCTCTACGGAAGCGAGGCAAATAATGGTTCGTTGCGGCACTCTGCTAAAGTGTTCCGGGGTAACAGCCGGTGCTGGTTCAATTCCAGTCGCTTCCGCTTTGGATAGGATGGTGGTTGGCTCACCAAACGGTCCCGAAAACTGTACCTCGTAAGAGGCCAGAGTTCGATTCTCTGCCTATCCGCTTACGGAAGTGATCCGGCTGGATGAGGAGCGAATTTTGAAAGTTCGTGGGTGTAAAAAGCCTTTAGGGTTCGAGTCCCTACGCTTCCGCTTGGAGGAAAATGGAACTAGAAGAACACAAAAAAATGCTAATCAAGAACGTTGAGTGTCTTAGAGACAAGTGGCACCGTGTCGATATGGGTCACAACAAGATGATCGAAAACATCAAAAAAGCCCAAGCTCTCGAAGAGCTACAAGCTATCGAAACGATTTACAGTACTTGGTTAGATGCTTAGGAGGAACATGACATTTGAAGAGGATAAGAAGCCGCTGATCGATTTGATTACATGGTATCGAGACAAATGGCATAAGGGTGACTTCGGTCACACTGAAATGATCGAGAAGATCAAGGAAACCGACGATCCGAAATTACTGGAATTGTATTGGAAGATTACGGATGGTTGGTTAGATTACTAATGGCCTCGTGCCGGAACAAGGTAGACGGACCAGACTGAGATTCTGGGGAGCGTTACGCTCGTGCAGGTTCGATTCCTGTCGAGGCCACTTATGGCGGTGTACGCAAAATGGTAAAGCGGCAGTACTCAAAATGCTGTGATGTTGTTTGTCGGTTCGAGTCCGACCACCGCTACTTTGGCGAGGTAGCCCAATAGGTAGAAGGCGGTAGTTTCAAGAACTACAGGTTGCGGGTTCGACTCCCGCCCTCGCTACTCACGCCGGGGTAGCCCAACTGGCAGAAGGCGCATGATTTAGGATCATGAGGTTGAGGGTTCGACTCCCTCCCCCGGTACTTATGGCCTTGTGTCGGAATAGGTAGACGAGTGGCGCTCAGACCGCCATGGGTGTAATTGCCCGTGCAGGTTCGATTCCTGTCAAGGCCACTTTATCGTTTGATAGGAATAGCCCACGGAGTTTCTGGGATTTCTTCAGCGGCAGCAAGAGCGTCTTCAACGGCTTGTCGCATGTCGGGGCCGATGCCCTTCATGACCCATTCCTTTTTGCTTGGGTCAGCTTTGATTCGCTTGACGTACTCCGCTACTTTGTCTCGTTTGATAGGAATAGCCCACGGAGTTTCTGGGATTTCTTCAGCGGCAGCAAGAGCGTCTTCAACGGCTTGTCGCATGGCGGGGCCTAAGCCCTGCATGACCCATTCCTTTTTGCTTGGGTCAGCTTTGATTCGCTTGACGTACTCCGCTACTTTGTCTCGTGCTCCAGCAGCGATGCCCGCACCCATGTCTCCAAATGCTCCTTTGATATCCCCGTAGCTGCGAGTTTCTAACCATTCATTGAATGAGCGTCTCATTTCATACCTCCACGGTATATATGGCCTTGCGTCGGGATTAGTAGTACCTGAAATCATTCGCATGCCTCTTGCGAATGATTTCTTTCAACTGAGGTGTGAGAAGTTTTTTGAATATCGCTGATCGGGTTGTATTCTTTCTCCTAATCGCCTTAGGTGGTGGTAACCCAATACGTTTGAAGACCTGGGGGATGGCATCTTCTATGTTCTCCAAACGTATGACAACATCAACAAGCGATCTCCCCTGCTTATCACATGTGAAAGCTTTGATGTCTACGAAGTGCTTGTAACGCTTATTGCGAACATAGGTGTCGAAATCACACCGGGCGGACGCCATGTTTCGCTTTTTCTCAAAAGCGAAACATGACAGAATGCGGTCGAAGGGGTTTCGGATCGTTGTAAAGACGAAATAGTCGCCCCATCTCCGTCCGGTTTTCTCAATAAATTGCTTTACCTTGTAGGCAGCATCGTGCCGACCCACCGGTTTTGCCCGCAAACCCTGGTCGTAGACCCGACATTTATAGGCTCGAAAGTGCGAGTGCAGGCTGCTAGAGCCGCATTTCTGATTGGCCAGAAAGATGAACTTGTGAGTGTGAGATATAACGGTCATATCAGTATTTACCCCAGACGGCATATCCGTTAGGATATTAAGGGGTAAAAGGAGGATGGTATGATCATCAAAGAAGTCGAAGTCGTCATCAATGTGGAATACGGAGGTTTCTCTCTTGATACAGAGATGGCCCTCTGGTTGATGGAGAACAAGGGGTGGACGAGCACAAACGTCGACAGTGGTGAGGATGAGACCGAGTTCGATTTGATATCACTCGGTGATATGTTCCTCCGCTCGAAGAAATACGACGAGGTCGGGTTCAGAATGAACCCCGACCTCGTCGAGTGCGTTAAAACCCTCCAAAAGAAACACGAAGGTACGAATTGGTCTGGTGTTGCATACAACGACATCCCAAAGGTCTTGCAATTAAATGTCGTTCATGTAGAGGTTCACCTTACCGTCGAGCCTGTGTATGACGGCATTGAGAATATAGCATGTTGGTCCAAGATGTAGCCAGGATGACGGAATTGGTAGACGACAATCGCTTAGAACGATTGGTCCGTAAGGGCGTGCGAGTTCGAGTCTCGCTCCTGGCACTTACTAGATAAACCCGAATACTCTGAGAAATACAAGGGTACTGAATAAAGCTGCTGCGGCTGAACCAATGGTTCGGATTAGTTCCATTGTGTGGTTGTGCTTGTTCAACCACGTCTCGACTCGATTTCTACGATGGTCTGTCATAAACACCTCCTACTAGTATTATACTGTCGTTGTTAATAAAACTTAAGGGTGCAAGGAGAGGGAAATGTCAGTGAAGAAGATTACGGTAAAGAGATTGGAGTGGTCGGAACTGAAGGATAGTCAAAGACATCGAATCAGGAAAAAGGTCGCTCGCCACGCTTCTGAAGTACAGGCTAAGCACAACTACATGAAGCGACTGAAGCGATCCCGAACAACCAGTGATGCTCCCTATGTACTTCTTCCTAAGAGTGTGATCAAGCCGAAGAACGGCTTTTGGGTTGTCTGGCGGCGGTTAGGCACCGAGGCTGTTGTCACTCGTCGGACATTGGTTCACAAGGTGACGTGGGAGTTATACGGCCCACGGGAGAATGGTGTCCGATTTGTTCTAAAGGCACCCTTTCCAGTGAATGTCACCTGTACTCAGGATAGGAAGGTTTGGGAGGATTTTGCCGCTTCGTTGTCGGTAGGTCATCGATTGGGAAACTAGCGAATTTACGCTAAAGTCTCGTAAACTATCTGCCGATACAAGCGATAGGAGAAAAGTTATGGGAATACCAGCTTACGGAGACGTACTGACTCGTAAAGTGACTTTGCCCAACAAGCAAGTCCTGAGTATCGGTGTTTTGACAGCCCATGTTGGGGTCGGCGCAGTGCCGGAATTGACGGTCTCACTTCAAGACGAAGGTGGAATTGCTACCGCTTCACTGAAGACCGCCCTCAATTCAACCAATGATCTTCGATACGTTGCCAACATGTTGAATCAGGTGGCAACACGTATCGATCAGGTCAACGAAGAGGCCAAGGACGATTACTACGAAGAAGATGAGTGATCCCAATAGCGACAATACTGACAGTACTTGCTATAGTACCACGTCTGTCGCTTACAAATTGGGCAAATACGTGTCCTGTCAGCGATCCGTTTTGCACGTCGTCGTAGTAGTATCCGTTTAAGCCACCGGAGCATTGGGCATCTCAGCCTTCATTGCTATCTATAATCGGCACAAGAAAGTGAAACGGAGTAGAAGAAAAACGTTAGGAAATACGGAATCGAAGCGAATTGGCTAAGCAGCCTATCTCGAAAGTAGGTGCGGGTAACACCGTTGGGAGTTCGAGTCTCCCCGATTCCGCTTAAAGGTTAAGGTGAGATTGGTAGGAAATTATCGGGAGAATGAAAAATGGAATGGCTTGGTAATTGGATCGCCGCTTGGTTAGACATGATCTGTGGTTTCATCTCGGTGGTTACCTTGTGCATCTGGCGTCCGTGGTGGGATTTCCAGTTTCGTGCGTATTGGGCAAATAAAATACTCCGGAAGTGAAGCGAATGGTTAGCAAGCCGGTTGGAAGCCGGTCGCCCTCACGGGTTGCAGGTTCGACTCCTGTCACTTCCGCTTATGATCTCCATGAAAGGCAATTTGAAGTACAGTGATATCGCTGCGGGGCACCGCCCGCAAGCGGCGGTCTATCTCCCTAAAGAATTTGGAGACTACTACCGTGCGTTGGTACCTAAAGCGAAGGACATACAACCACAAACCTACCCTCCGCACGTTACCGTTGTGAGGACTGGGCTTGAGACGCCGCCAAACATGGAGCCGTGGGGAAAGTACGAAGGTGAAATCATTGAGTTTACCTACAACCCAGTGGTAGTGACAGACGGTATGTACTACTACTTGGATGTAGAATCGGAAAGGATCGCCGAAATCCGAAAGGAGTTAGGGCTTCCACGCTACCGTTTCGGCGATAACAAGAAGTACCACATTACGATTGGGAATGTCAAACATCATGCCACTTCCTAAAGCATGTGACCGAGCCACCCAGGACCTGATTGTGGACTTGTACGAAAACTACGAGTACCCAATCCAGACCATCTCTAAAATGACGGACGTATCGAGATACTATGTCCGCCAAGTCTTAGACCAACGACGTGTTGAGCGTCGACCGCAAGCAAGCTGGCTTCGCACCTCTAAAGAGCGAGAGGACGAGGTTGTGCGACTCTATGTTGAAGAGCGGCTACCGATGCGTCTCGTGGGAGAGGAACTGTCGATGTCTGATTTCACAGTTCAGAGAGTTCTAAAACGTCGAAACGTTCAGACCCGCAAACGGAAAGACTACTGAGTGTTTTACTTGTAGAACCTTGAGTTCCCGTTGCTGTCGATCTCCCAATGGATTCCGAACTTGTTCTCCAGGTCCGAAACCATGTCTGACCGAGCTTTCCGGAGGGCGGGGATAACGTAGCGACCGTAGACATTATCCATTGCCTTGTACTCACCTATCGTCTGGGTTATTTGCCGGATCATCCGGATGAATTGACTGGGGTCAATCTCAAAATTCTCTCCCATTACCCTAACGACGGCTGTGGATCGTCTTACCTCTACCATTTGCGTCCGTTGCTCGATCACGACGGGTGGCGTCTGTTTTGCGGGCGCAGGTACGGGCGCACGAGTGGATTTTGCCGTGTCTTTGAGTTGCCAGCGTGGCGACGGTATCATGTTTCCGCTACTCATGACGTTATCTCCTTTATCTTGGTATCGGCATTATAGCTGCTTTTCTTTAGTTCGTAAATGTCAAATGTGTTAGGCAGGGTGTGAGAAATTCGCTCAAGTTTCCCATGTTAGATGTCGATACCATTATTAGGGCCCAAAACATGGGCGATTTGCCTCCTGTGATCAGCCCGCCCCCGAAATTGCAGCACCGGGGGCGGGCTAAAGGGTATAGGAAGAACAATGGAAGAAGACAGAATAATATGCGACGAACTGGCTTTGGACCTCATGATCAACATGGAGTTACCGAGGCGAGAAAGGAAAAAGAAGGCAAAAAGGCGTTTCAGCAGGGCTCCGAGGGTAGCGGCGGTGATGTCTTCGCATTCGTCTGTAGAGACGGTAACAAGTGAGTGGCCTGACACCATAGATCACTTCGAGACACAGAAAGCTCTAATAAGAGAACTAGATCGGGCGGCAATGGAATTATCGGAAGCAGAGCGGAAGTTAGATGTGCAGAAGCCGCAAAAGGTATCGGGCTTCAAGAAATTCAAATCAGGCTTCAAAAAGATCAAATCAAATCGAGCGTCTTGAAAAGGAGTCGCCTCTCAAGTGGACCTAATGGTTTACCGTTAAGGTCTTTAAGTTGGTAGAATAGGAATGAATCTGTGCCGGTGTCTACCATTTCATAGAACTTTGAGTCAACGGCATTGTCCCATGTTGGGGTAGCTGGATGTAGCCGAAGGTCCGCTACTTTCTCATCGAACTCACGGAATGTCCATTCTTTTTCATCAACGACGATCTGTTTGTTAGGTGACCAATACTCTGACTTTGTCTTTAGAAATGGCACATCCTTCTCAAGCATGTTAAAGATGAAAGTCATGTCATGACCTTGCTCTTTAAGGTAGTTGGCTAGAGCGGTGGTGTGCTCCCACACATCACGCTCGTTACTTGCCTCCTTCACACCTTGAACCAACCCTCGGATCGTTTCGGGTACGGTGCCGTAGACTTCTAGCCACTGTTTGAATCTCACACGAACTCCGCAGCCTCTTCAGGTTCTAGGTACATGTCTGTCCGAGAGTCGTAGTACTTACCCTCTTTGGGGTCGTAGTAGACTACTCTTCCGTTCTTCATTCTGAATGGCCCTTCCAAACCGGGCCTCTCTGGATACTCTTCGGGGTCAATAGGCGGCATCGCTTGCCAGTCTTCTTTCATTTGGACCCATTTGATGAATTTGATATGCATAAGCACTCCCTTCTTCGACAAGCTATCTATGACGTTTGGGTTCCAATATACTCTCCATCGCCATATATATCCATGATGAAGAGCTTCAAAGAATACAAAGCCACCCGTGATTTCCAGCAGGAGTGGCACGACAATTTGAGATTTGCCAAGAGAATCTACAAGGACTACCTCGTCGACAAGGTGAATCCGTTTGAAAGACTTGAGGACCACAATCTGATTGTCGGTGCATTTCGTGCCCTCAACCATCCGAAGATTAACCACCACCTAAAGCGAGTTGAAGAGATGCGACCAAACTATCAGGATTTGGAGGTCGCCCAACTAGGTCCGCCATCGGCAATAATGATGGACAACGAAGGAATAATGCTGCACCCGTCGACAGAACACCAGGATGCTCAGGGTCAACTGGAGCGGAAGGCTCGACGGTATTACTACCGAATGAGAGACTTAGGAGATTGGCTTAGCTCTCGCTCACTAGAACCGACACCGGCGATATCGACTTAGCGGAGAGAATCATGCGATTCGGCCAATGGCTCCTACTCAACGAAGTTCCGCACAAGACACTCAGAGTGCCTATCGAATACGAGGGTAACTTCATCATGATCATTGATCTGAAAGTGGAGGATTGGCGGATTGATGAAGAGGATGAAGAGACAAAGCTTATCCAACGCCGGTTGATGATGGCCCTACCGCCACCACCACCATACTACGGCTTCATACCCGATTCCGGTGGCCGCTATCTTTATTATGACGGAAACGAGGAGTATCGCTTTGAGCTTACCAGAACCGAACCATCTAGGGGAATCAACCTAGACGAGTTGAATATCGGAGGCTCCTGGTGGGATTATGTCGAGGGAGTAGACCAGGACAATAACATGGTTAAGAAACCGTCACCACCAATACCCTCTCGTATCCCTCAAAGGGTCCGTACCCAGTAGTGGTTCTTCCGATATCCGTCGTCATCACGTAGCCTGTGTCGGTACGCTTGTCGCTCTAAAAGCCGGTTGATGAATGCTCTGGCGTCTTTTGGTGGCTCGCACCTCAAAAGAGAAGCAAACTGCGCCCGATCCGCCACCTTCTCAAAGGTTAAACCCTTCTGGGTGAAGATGTCTTCTCCATAAGTGAAAACGGGTCTCTCAACCAACATCGCCTCCAGAACACTTGTGGAGTTGATAGCCACCATCGCTTTCATGTGTTGGTACAAGTCTAGCTTATTGATCTTCGCTTTAGAAATGTCTACCATGCCTGACGGCACCCGTGTTGGCTTGTTATTTGCCGGGTGATTCTTGACTAGGATTTTGATGCCAGGGGGCACAACCTTCCTAATGTGCTCAAGAAATTGATGGTTGTTTTTGAATGGGGTGAAACGGAACTTGAAGTCTGGCTTCCCGTCACTCGTAGGCGTATCCACTTGTAGCGGCACGTAAATATAGTCTCTGTAACCTACAGCGCTGCCCACGTTCCACTTGTTCTTGATGTACTTGTACTCCACTGGATTGTCAGGAGCGCCTCGTAACTCTGTTATTCCCGCCTGTCGGATGGAGGATAACGGCCCTGCACCTTGGTCGTCAATGTAGAAACACTCGTTCCACGGCAACCAACCGTACTCGGAGAAGAGAAATTTGGCCTTAATCTTGTTCTGCAACCACTTACCCGTGTCGTCATTGCCGTTTCCCAGACAGATGTAATCGGAATCGAGCTTGCCAATTTGGTCGGCTAACTGGCTATGACTAGACCACGACCGGTTCGGAAGGTCGGTGAGTTTCGTGACAATGCTGTTCCTGACAGATGGTTTGTACTTACCTGTCTTAAACCACCCTTTTCTGGCAATAGAGGAGTGCCAGAGCACACCCACGACCTCATGTTCCGTGGAACGGAACATGAGGTCGAAATCGCATGCGTTGATGCTATATCGTTTCGTTGCAATGATGATTATTTTAGACATAGGAGATTTCTTCTACGCAACAGCCACGATATCCATAAGTGTGTAATCAAACAAAACATTGATGAAATCGCATGGCTCGGAAGCATCGCCTGCCCAGCCAACGCTGTCACAACCACTACCACCCGTGTTGAAATTGGTTACACAATTACCATTAGAGCCCGATGTATAGATTTGGAAATCGAGACGGGCGTATGTTAGGTCTGGGTAACAAATTGTCGTTGCCCCAAGGGCTGTACCGGTTGATCCATTGCTAAGCAATTCTACAACAATGGCAGATGTTCCACACGGTAAACCACTAGTTGATCCATAGTAACACCCTGCTGTGGGAGGTTGGTTGGTGAAGGCTCCGGACCACGAGGCGTTGAGTGTATCGACTTGCGTTTGGGTTAGTTGTGGGCATGCCCAAGCGGCGGCAAAGTCGTCACAGTTGCCACTGCAACCGTTGCCGCTTCCGCCGAGGTTTGTGCCGGTACCGAAGGTAACTGTTATACTTGATGGCGTCGTATCTGTATCGCAAAGACCACATGTAAGGCCAGCCGGTGGTGGTGCTGGTCCTGTTGGGCACGTACATTCTGCGCAACAATGCCCACAACAGCAGCACTCAAGAAATGCCTGTGAGCCGCAGATACAGTCCTGAAGCTGCTGCGCAAACCCACTCATATCAAATCTCATGCCAACCATAATCAACTCCTAGCTAAGTACTTATGCCAAACTTCTTCAAATTCCTCGTACCCCCTTTCACCGCCCAACCATGGTTTTTTTCCGACAAAGTGCAGCCCAATGTAATCCCGGTTCCTTTTGGCGAGACGTTTCGTCGTATTCCATTTCATTGGTAATCGGGTGAGGGTGAAACATTTTCGGCGTATCGCCTGCATCAGAACCGTTTGGTCTGCGAGGTGTGCCCTCTTCATAGTACTCATTAACTTGATGATCTTGTCATAAACGGTGGGTTTGAGTTTGTTTAAGAGGATCAACCCGCTGTTGTATTCCCGATGGCTTGCGTGGTAGACAAACCCCGCTTCTGTTCGGAGCTTCATATCCAGCAACGGTTGAATCGAATCCACAAACACCATATCCGAGTCGATGAAGAGGAGTCGGTCGTAACTGCACACTAATCTAAAAATCTCCAACTTGAAGAATGCATTTTTCAGTGGTGGTGTGTGCTTTGGAAGTTGCCTATACTTTGATCGGTCGGGTTGAATGAATTGACATCGTGGATAGGTCTTGAGGCAGAGATTTCGATCCTTCTCGGTCAGGTCGATATCCAAACACAACATGGTTTCATCAAAACCCTTAGTGTGCATCTGGATGCTGTTCATCAGGGCTCGAAACCCAGGAAGGAATTTACTTGTAAGTACGGTGCAAACACACTTCATAAACCTACCGTCTCGTGCCAAATTTGCCTAATATGCCCATCGAAATACGGCTTAAGTTCCGTGTATCGATGTTGTATCTGTTCTCCCAACTCTCCGATGCGGGCAACATGATCCTCAACTTGATCTTCGATATCCCTATCGGTAAGCTTCAATACTCTTCCGCCTCCCCTGTAAAGGAGATTATCACCGTCCACTTTACAACTCTTTGAGGCGATTGGGAGGAATGGGCATCCAGAAAGGAAGGACATGACTGTTCCGTGGTGTCGGCCTGTGATGTTCAGAGATGCTTGTGAGCACAGCCGGATATAGTCTTTGAAGTAGACCACATTGACACGCTCCACCGGTAATTTGTATCGTTTCATGAACTCGTTGAAAAACACATCATCGCCCTTGATCATGCTGGGCCAGCCAACCAGAACAATTTCGTATTGGTGCTTGTACTGTAGCAACTGATCAACGATTCTCTTGTATCCCTTCATCGCCACGTCAGTGGACACGGTTTTCAAACATGTCCCACCACCAACCATAATGATATTATCTCGCCACGTATCAGCTTTTTTGTGCGTGCAGGTAAGGTCGGGGAAGAGCTTAACTTTGGGGAATAGGGGTTTCACTCGGTCGAATGACATGGGCTCCCGCACGCTTACGCCGACGCAGTCGGCGTAAGCGTGCTGTGCTTGCCTGTTGTTCCCCTTACTGTGGATATTGTGCGTGTAGTTCACCATGTAGGTTTTTACGCCTGCGTTTTTTGCCTTGTGGATGAGTGAGAAGATTCCCTTCGAGACGTTGGAAAGGCGATCTTTGCTATACTCGCCCATTCCGCCCTCACCGTTGATGATCATGAAGTCGTAATTCTGAATACTCAATCCACCGGTGGTACGGGTGATGCTTTTCCCGCCACGGTAAACACGTTCTCTCATTGTGATCCGCCGCCCGTTGAGGAGCGACCGGAGGGTGATACAGTCTATGTCTGTTTCTGGCTGGTATTTCAGGATGTTCTCGTACAACGCCGCCGTGTTTGCTTGGCAGCCCAGATTTGGGTTGGTAGAAGTATCACAAGTAAGCAAAATTCGCATTGATAACTCCTTCTGTATATAGCCAGGAGATTTGAACAATGGGATTTGATTACAGCCAACCTTACAAGTATTGGAACAATCGTTTCGAGGAACAGGGGCAGGAGTATGTAGCTCACCGCCAGCTTCGGAACTACGACAAGCAGAAGGAGATCATCGGTAATGCCGTGAGGCCATTCCTGGTGAAGCGGTCTAAGACCTTGGACTTTGGTAGTGGTGTTGGTCGCTTCCAAGACATGTTGTGGCGGCATTCGGATGAGGTCTACGCATTGGATTATGTCAAAGGTGCTTTGGGAATCTTGAAGGAGAGTTGGCCTCAGACGGAGACGGTATGCCATGGTCACTTACCGCTCCCGTTTAGCACCGGGACATTTGACCTCATTTGGACGTGTACGGTGTTGCAGCATATTGTGGAGCAGGATTACTTCGAGGGGACGTGCAGAGAACTCTACCGTATCGCTGCTCCTGGTGGGAATTTCCTGATGGTTGAGAATGTCTCAGATGATGCGCCGCATGTTAAGCCGAGGGCCGCTCTCGATTACGCAGAAGCGATAGGTTTCGATCCGATGCACATTGAGAAGATATCGGTCGACCACAAGGATAGTCACTGGGTGATTTACGGTCGCAAACCTATACCCGCATGCATCTCCAACAATTCGACTTGCTTATGAACGGGTTGTCTCTCTTGGATCATGTACTTGTCTAACCACCAGAGCATCCGGAGTTGTTGTAGCTTCATCTCCTTGGCGTCATAGTCCTTTTTGAGCATCTTCGTTAAGCCTCGCTCGACATTCGGGTCGTAGACAACGGTCCCCGAGTTAGAGAAGAACGATTTGCCGCAACAATAGACTGGTGTTAGAGAGACAATGTTGTCGATGATCGAGCCAGAGTTGACACATGACGTGAATACTGCCTTCTGCATGAGGTTAAAGACTGAGTTGTTAACAACATGGAAGTTCTTATGGCTCTTGAGAGTCTTCTTCTGGAACCTTTCTAACTCTCGCTTTCCGTGGGCGGGCGAGTCACCGATACCGGGGTGTGGCTTATATACGACATGTAACTTGTGTTGGGTGGCGAAATCAAGCGTTCTCTGGATTAGTTCCTTCAATCCGATTTTACTGTAAAATACCACAGAGGCGTCGTAAAGTACCTGTCCTGGGACGAAAATGTATGGTACGTCCGGAATCTTGTCGCTCTGGGGCTGCGCTCTCTTTGAAAGGTGGCTCTTCATCATGCTCCTCCGAAGACCTTCTACGGAGGTTCGAGATGGACATTCCTTGATGAGGTTTCGGATGGTATCGTAGTAGTGCGAATCACCGAAGAGCTTCTTACGGTCCACCACAATGGATTTAGGGAGCCATCCGTGATCGTAGCATGTGACCGGCTTTCCAGCCTTACGGTGTTGCTTGTATCTCGCTGTTCGCTTCTCGTGGCCGTAAGGGCTAAGGCAGATGTAGTAGTCGAAAACCCCATTCTTGTACGTCTTGAAGCCCGTATTCTTCACACGGTGGTTTGCAGACCAAATCTGATGGCCACATTTGACAAGCTCTTTGCAAATTCCTTGCCAAATCTTGTATCGCCAATCGTATGTCGAACCACCGGCATGAGGGTAGTTAATGAGGTCAATGAGAATCTTCATACAGTTTAGTTAGTACTGCCATTGACAAAATCGGGTCCTATCATCTATCGTATAAGAGTCTCGTTTTAGGAGGAAAACCATGAGAGTGGCCGTACACTTCGAGGTCTCAGAGGGAGGTAGTGTCTACCACAAGACCAAGATTGTGGAGACGGACTTTCTTGAAGAGGAGATGGATGCGATAGAGTTTGCCCACCGCAAGGATGAGACATTCTGTTGGTTACCGTTTCGAGACCTCCAGATCAAGTTGATCAAAACTGCTCTACCTGACATGTTCGTCGATCCGCTCCATTTCTCATACGACTTCCGACGTGCTGTGATCAATCAAAAGGGCGTCAGTAACGCCAAGCTAAAGAAATAGCCCTCCCCCAGATTCAAGGTCTGGGGCAGGGCCAAGCACGTCGCTTCTAGCCCGAGCCCAGGCAAAATCAGCACCTGTACTCCTTGGAGAGAGAGTTGCCACGGTGGGACTCTAACCCACGTCCTCGAAAATGATCGAGGTGTTCACCGACACTTCATGACGACTCTGGGCCAAGCGGAAACTAAATTGTCAGCGCACCATGTAGGGGTGCGCACGAGCTATTGGTTGATGACATGTTCGATCATCTTCATAGCCCTTTCATACCCTCTAATTGTACCTACTTGATAGCCTATGTAAAGACCAATCAGGGTGCCTATGACAAACATCCAAAAAACCGCACGCTTGAAAATTCCCATTGTATTCCTCAAATTCGATATTCTAGTTCATCTGGGTCTTCCTTCCAATAGTTCCAACGGGCGTACTCTTCGGCGTATTGATCGTCGACTTCCTGCATCTTCCACCGGGCCATCTGCTCAATGGCGTCGGTTTTACTGATAAATGGTCGGGGCATAAACGACTGCCACTCGTTTGGGATAGGGCGGGATTCCAACGCCACGCCGTCTCTCGTCCACGATAGGGCTTTTCCATACTCCTCGTAGTCTGGATACGTGGTTAGTTTGGGGAAGACGTAAGCCCAAAATAATGCGAATCGCTTCAGGGCTAACTTCCTACCGCTATACTCAGCCCAATAGATATTGTGGCGATCTAACGACTCGATGAAGCGATATTTCCCTTGCTGGAGATCGTAAGCGAGGATACGATATTCCTCGTATTTGGCGACAACCATTGATGATGTCGAACTGTGTAACATAACTACCTCCTATCTCGTTATCGGCATATTGAGGGCTTTCCTTTAGGAGAAACGTATATAATCACACAGGAGGAATTATGGCCATAGTCGTCCCTAACGAGGGTGAGCTAGAACTGCTCGAAAAGATGATCAAAGAAGCCTTAGGCACTGATGAGAACTACAGTCTGAAGCTCTACGGCAACAACTACACGCCCGTCGCAACAAGCACCTCGGCGGACTTCATTGAACCGGTATTTACCAATTATGCGGCAAAAACACTTACCAGGGCCGGATGGGACAGCCCCATTACCTTAGCCAATGGTGAAGCGTATATCGAGTACGCAACCGAACAGGTCTGGACGTGTGGGGTCGTGGGAGACACGGTCTACGGCTACTTCATTGAGGGATCAACTTCTGGAAAGGTCTTGTGGGCTGAGAGATTAGAGTCGGCGGTGGTACTTACGAGCGGAGATGACCTCAAGATAACACCCTCCTTCACACTTCGTAGTCGGGAGGGTTAATGGCAACGTACATAATCGTACCAGACGGTGGTGCTGATGTTGATGGTTGTGCCGAGGCATACCATGTGAAGACGTTTGACTATGAGTTCGGAGAGAACGATTACGCATTCGTCAAACGTAAGGCTGAGGGTGGCTACCTTGAAGAGGTGGTCATTGAAGAGGTCCAGGTCGGCCAGGATCAGTATGGTCACGACTTCATTACGTATAAGGATACGTGGCACTCCATCTGGAATGAGAATGAATTGGTCGCCGAACAAGATGCTATCGATGTTGCTATCGATTACTGGGAGACCCAGATTGTAAGATTAGAGGCGGTCCCATTGTGCGAGGGTGATAACGAAGACCTCTTATTCAGTGACGTTTTGGAACGAATTGAAGCAATGATTGAAAGGTTGCAGAATATAACAGATATCAAGATTCCCTTGGGTGGATATTATCAAAGAACCGTCAGTGTAGGGCGGTAATTTCTCAACTTTCGTACCCGAAATGCCGATACATAGAGTATGGAGACTCTTCTTAAGATCGGGACAGTTTACTCCCGTTTACACACAAGCGACGATTGGTTGAAAGAAAAGTTCTGGCGTGCCTTCAGGAAACGTGAACTGAACTACTATCACAACCCTCTGTATAAAGCGAAGAAGTGGGATGGCTTTCGGGATTTCTTCACCAGAAAGGCCGGTCAATTTCTAACAGGGCTTCTGCCTGAAGTTGTTTACAACCTCAGACGATGTAAAACGAATTATAAGGTAGTGGATACCCGCCAGCCAATCGACTTCCTGCGGAAGTCGATTGGCGAGGACTTCATCTGGTGCCGGGACCATGAGAAGCCGATCATTTTGCGTGACTATCAAGTAGACTACACCAACCAGATACTGAAGTACAAGCGGGGTCTTGTCTACGCTCCCACCTCATCGGGTAAGACCTATTGTATGATTAGTGCTTTGAAGTGCCTTCCCCCGAAGACACATGCGCTTGTTCTGGTGGATCGAAAAGAGCTTGTTTGGCAAAACTACGAGGAGATTAGGAAGTTTGGGTTTGATGATGTCGGTGTCTTCTACGGCGAAAAGAAGGACCCTAATTACATCACCGTATGCCTCATCAACAGCGCACCTAAACTAAGCAAGTATTACCCTGAGATTCGGGCGGTCATTGTTGATGAAATACACGACATGATTTCGGATCGGTGTATTGCTCTCTACAAGCAACTCCGCAGCGCTGATATCCGTATCGGGTTCTCTGCTACTCCGTTTCGCTCTGGTGGTAAAGATCATTGCCATAAAATGAAGGTGAAGGGACATATGGGTGGCGTTTTGAAGACGGATGCGGTAGAAAGTGGCCGCTTGACTACTGCTGATCTTCAAGATCGAGGCGTCTTATCCTCATCAGACTGCACGTTCTTCATGGTTGAAGAACCTCAGAGGCAGTATGACATCTATCAGGATGCTGTTACTTTCGGCATTGCCCAGAATGATTACCTTCACCACAAAGTGGTGAAGTTGATGGAAACCCTTAAAGGTCGGACACTTCTGGTTGTCGAGCGGATCGAGCACGGCGAGAAGCTTAAGGAGATGATACCCGGATCATTTTGGCTACATGGTAGTCAGAAGAAAGGGATTCGTCAGCAAACCGTGGAGGAACTGAAGTTCCATGAAGGCGATTTTGTTGGTATTGCTGTTGATAGTATTGTCAATAAGGGTGTAAACGTCTTTATTCATAACCTCGTAAACTGTGCTGGGGGAAAAGCCGAGCATCTGGTGATTCAACGTATGGGTCGTGGCCTTCGCACGGCGGATGACAAAGAGGGCCTCAATTACTACGACTTCTTCTTCACAATCAACCCCTACCTCGAAAAGCACTCCGAAGAACGCATCAGAATCCTCAAAGCTGAGGGTCACAACGTGAAAATTGTCGACTCTCTCTAATACCTACTGTATGCGATTCGAGGAATACTACAAACGACGGCTAGACGAGGATAAAGCAGGTCCACATAAACCCGCCCGTTCCAATGTAGCCTACGAGTTGGGTGTGGCGGCAGCTACTGGTACGTTGGCGGGGAGTAAGATACAGGGTAAGAACATCATAGTCCAGAAACTCCGTCCGGTGGTAATGGATGCTTTCAGGATATTCCGCCGAAAGGGTTTCCACCCACAGGATATCGAAGAGATGCTTTTGGATAGCTTGCGATTGGCCATTCTCTACACGAGTGCTGAAGGTGGCATCCGAGGTGGTTACAAGAGCAGCATGCCAGTTGCGGAGTTCATGCGTCGTAGCAAAAAGAAACACGCTGGTTATAAATCGCTAGATAAAGACGAAGATACGCCAGAAGAACCCGAACCCGATCTTGAATGATTACGTACAGCAGCATTGGTCACATGGGTCGCTTGGGAAACCAACTATTTGAATTTGCTGCGACTATTGGTACGGCCATCAAGAACGACATGCCCTACATGTTTCGCCCGTGGTACTACAACCAGTTCCTTCAAAACCCAATCCCCACCGACAAGAACCTGAAAGTGCCTGCTAAGAGGTTTAGAGAGCAGCATTATTACTACCAGGATATCCGGTTAACGGAACCGACTGATCTCGTGGGCTTTTTCCAGAGCGAGAAGTACTTTAAGCATTGTGAGTCACTCATCCGATATCACTTTGAGCTTAGACATGACTTACGAGATTACCTAAAGAAGAAGTACAAGCGGATGCTTGATCAAAAGCCTTGTTCCCTCCATGTGCGGCTGACAGATTATCTCGTCCGTGGTAACTTTGCGAACCTTACGAAGGACTATTACAAAAAGGCAATACGCCATGTGACGGAACACTTCAATAATGACCCAATATTCTTAATCTTCTCAGATGACATCAAATTGGCTAAGCGATTGTATCGGAGTAAGCGATTCGTTTATATCCACGAAGAGCTTGATATACTTGACATGTTCTTGATGTCGATGTGTGACTCACACATTATCGCTAATTCGAGTTTTTCGTGGTGGGGCGCATGGCTTGCCAACAACCAAAAGGTGGTTGCGCCTGAGCGTTGGTATAAAGGTAGGAAAATGAATCCAAACGTACCCTTCATAAAGGGCGGTTGGCACGAGATGCGGGACTTGCGGCCCGAACCTTGGGTGATCATCGACTAGAACTTTAGGGTTAGGCATTTGCATGCCCCACCGGCCTTGATAAACTCGCTCATATCAATAGGATGGCAGGTGTAACCCTCGTTTCTCAGTAACCTCATTGTGTTTTCACAATGTGTGGGGATGATGACATCTTTACCCAGGATGACGGAGTTGCATGCGAAATTGTTGGCGTCGGCTTGGCTGACACGGATAGTTTTGAAGGTACTTTCAATTTCGTGCTGCTCGTGGTCAGCGAAAGCGCCTGGGTAGTACATAACCTTTTCGTCGTCTAGCGGACAGAAGCATGTATCCAGGTGGTAGAATTGCTTGTTGGAAAGCTTCAGTGGGAGTGTATTAACACCCAGTAATTTACCGATCAAATCGATGGCAGCGTAATCCGTGCGGAAACCGTACCCACAACACAGTAGATCGCCTGCGAATAAGGCGTCACCTGCACCTTCAAAGGAGTGCTGATTGAGGATATGGATGAACTTGAATCGACGTTGAAACATGTTCCAGCTATTCTTTCGGGTCCGAGCCCAACAAAGCCAATACTCTTCTTCTGGTTGCCTTTCCTTGTGTTTGAAACTCGCCAGCACAAAATGGTCACCGTACACCAAACCTGAATTTGCTGAAAAGACGCCATCAGGACAACCAGGAAGCTTCACTTTGATGGTAAAGGCACCGAGTCTAGCTAACGTATTAACAAGCTCCACCCATTGTGAACACGCCTTCTCTTTGTTCACATTGTTCTTTTCAGGATGCATCCAAGGATTGATTTTGTATGTCACGTCATACGTGGAGAACGGTGTAGAAACCAAGACGCAGCCGTGCGGAAACAGTTGTTTGTGCAGATACTCTTGTTCGTGCATAGCGATCCTCCTATTTAAGGTATCGTCACTAATCGCACGAAACTTTAGCCTTCTGGGCTGATATCCTCAGGTTCGGGGGTAGAATCACCTAATCCTGGTAGTTCAGGAGGGGTTGCCGCCTTGCCTACTTTTGTGAGCCCATCGAGCCTATCCACCTCATTGATAAGCTCTTGTATGGATTTCTGACCATGGCTGCCGATCCAACCCTGAATTTCTGAGAGGTAACTCCGTAATTCGGAGTACTTTTCAAGGTCTTTGGGCAGTCGGGGGTATTGGTCTATCCGAGCGGAAAGAACGTTGTTCACGGTTTCATCATCTGCGCCTGCTGCGCCAACGGCGTCAAGCACAATCCGCCTCGCCTCGCCATGAGTGATTTCTTCTAGCCAGAGCTTGAACCTCATTCATCCTCCACTATAATTGGTATTGGTAGATACTTAGGTGGTACCGCCAATAATTTCCCGTTCCTTTCGATGGGAATCTTGTTCCATGGGTTGTTTTTCTGGGGAATGATATCCGGATCACCATAGATCATGAAAGCCCAACCCCTCCAAACCTTGTGGAATTTCTCCCAAGACCACGTCTGGATAGATAAGCTACGGTCTGCGTTATCAATAACCTTGATAATCTTCTTATTTGGGTCATAGTGAACGAGAACAAGCATATGTCCCTTGATATCAAAGGCAACGCCCCGTCGCTCAATCTTACAACCCCGTATGAGTAAATCGGTACGTGTCGTATCCTGCGGCCAGACGACTCGATATTTGATCTTCTTTTCATCTAAGAGAGCCTTAACCGGTGGCCACCAAGCTCCGTCTTGGCATCTAGGGTCACCACCATCTTCCGGGTCCTTCGTGATATCGTAAAGGCTTTTGATTTCTGCGTAGCGTGCCAACATTTCCAGACTACACCAAACGCAGTTGCCATTTTCGTTAAGTACCCTATCTTTACGTGGTATAGGAACTTGAACGCCTCTTAACTCTTTGTTCTCAGGGACTTTTTTTGTTTGATAGAAGTTATTAAGTGGCCCTGGCGCTCCATCTAGCCCTGAAGAAACTGAGTAAACGCATTGATCCAGTGCGACTGCTTGGATGTGAGAGGTGGGAACTCCCAGCAGTACACTTAGGATCATGATAACCGAAACGAGTCGGTGTAACATATTCACCCCCTAAATTGCTGTTTCCACTACGTATATACCGCATCAAGATGAGAAAGCTATGAACCCATACCTAGAAGCAAAATTTGCCAATTTTGGATTTGGTGACGAAGAATCCGAACAAAGCATTAAAGACCGGAGTCCAAATTTCCCAAGTGAGGATGGAGATGGTAACCTTCCGCTTCATAGTTTCGACCTGGATTACGCTACGGACCTTATTAGTGAACATCCAGTTGGTATGAAACAACCACGTAAACTCTTTATCGATAAAGTGATATGGGGAGAAGACGTTGGCGCACTACGTTTGACCTTCGGTACCGTGAACGACATAATCATTGACCGCCTTTCAACCGACCTTGAAGGTATGCCAGTTTGGATCACGAAGAGGATCATGAACATCAACCGAGAGTTCTTTTCGCAACGAGAGCAAGAGGTGGTGCAGGAGATTTTCAAGAATCTGGAAGAGATCGATGAGACGCAGATCGATAGCCCTCTACGCAACTATCAAGACTTCGAGAAGCTGGTAACGGCTGTTGCCTATCGCACAGGAATGGTAGCAAATGATCCGCTCTTCATAGACGGGGTCACAAAGATAAGCGACGAGCGGTACTTGGTTGTATTCGGCGTGCGAGGCATGGGTCAGGGAGCACCAGAACAAAGCCGGGTGAATGAAGTCTTAATCGACATGAACTTTGATCCTAAAACTGGTGTCATCAAGATCATTGAGGGTAACATCGAGTCGATGCATAAGAAAGGAATGGAATGGGCTCTGGTACCTTCGGACTTCATTATTCACTTCATGCCATCACAACCTAAAGATGAGATTGTGTCATCGATTTCAACCATCATGAAATGGTTTTAAGATTGGAATAAGACACCGCCGTTGTTTCCACCATCACCAAGATACTTGCACTCATAGCTCTTTGGCTTCGGTGAACTACGCCCGTGCTTTCTGGATAGCTGCTTCAATGCGCAGTTCAGCTTATCCCGTAGCATCACCGCTTCTTCGTGAGAAAGTGAAACTGTTTGGGTGAATTTACCCTCCACTTGGTTGACTTCAAAAACAAGATCGCCCAAGGACGCTTTGACATGTATTCCTACCATGGTTTTACTCCTAAATCCAAGGTGGTGCTTTCTCTGGGGGTTTATAGAGTGGTAATTTGCCCTCTCGAAGAATCTGTTTGACGTGGTCGATGGCTTGACCTATGTTATAAATGGTCTCTAATAGGTCGGGATCATCCTCTTCAGAACGAACACCCACCTTGAGGTCCTCATATTGTTCGGTGGCAGCATCAACCAGCATCTCTAACACTGCCTTCGGAATCATGGGGTCGGGAACGCTATCGCAGATGGTTGCGTTAACGATATTGCCGCAAAGCCGTTCTTCCACCAGCGGGTCTATCCAGTACATTTCGCCGCACTTCCAACACTTGATGATCTCGACTTCTTGATGTTGTTGGCCTGGGTAGAATCCGACGATCCAGTTCATAGCACAGCAGTCGGGGCACTCTCGACATTCATAGGGTATGTCTTCCCTACCGAGCCACTTCAAATTCATATTGATATTCGACATGGAAGAACTCCTTAATCCCTTCCGTTAGGCCCGGTTCATAGAGCCCGAAGTCGATGTGGAAGATCGAGTCAACCGTTAGTTTATGATCTTTCAACCACTCATGCAAGACCGGTGACAAAAGGGCGTAGTACGGGCTGAGTTGACCGTTAGCTACCCACCGTAGCAATGCACGTCCCTCTACCGCTTTTTCCACGTTCTCCCGTGTTAATTCCTTCAATCGGGTTGTGAGAAACTCCTTATCATCCATGAGTAGCCCCGTGACACGTTTTTCGTCGTTCCGGTCAACTCCCCGCTCCTCGGCGGTAAGTGGTTGGGCTATTTGGTAATCGTACAGTTTCTTCCAAAGATACCACCTCTTCCAAGCCCTCTCACCTAACAAGCAACTTGGGGTGACACACAGGAGGTAATCTTTGTTCTTCTTCGTCATGGACTTTAGTATGTCGAACTGCGCCCGGACGTATAACGGATAATCACTATCCTCTATCTGCCTGTCCTTTTCACGCAACAGTTTGTAACAACATTTGAACAGGTAGGTCTTGCGAGGGTCGCCACGATTCGCCCTTCCCATCTGGTCAGGGCATGCCCGGCGCATGTTGTCCTTGAACAAACAAGCAATCTTGTATGCCTTCGCTTCCATTGAAGTCATCTCATAGTTGAGAATCGTTTCAAGGCATCTTATTTCCATTGACATAGATTCTGACATTGTCGGCGGTCCAATAAGCACTACCAAGTTTTTTCTTGCCGGTAATATAGATGGCAATCATGCCGTTTCCCACTTTGAAGTTGATCCTAAAATTGGCCTCATATGAGCTAGCTGAATCGTTTCCAAGTAAGTAACTGTTGAAAGCCCCTTTCTCCTTAAAGAACTCCAGTACCATCTTCAATCGGCACGACCTAACGAAGGTGCAAGACAGATTCACATCGACCGATTCGATGGACTTCTTGAGACACTTTCCCAAGAACCTCAACATCATGGCCCTATGAGCATTATTCAGTCGTGGGAACTCTTCGTAAATCATCCGACCATCGTTCCATCTCGGTAAATCCAGAAACAGTGGTAACCATTACAATTAAACAACTTCGTGTAGACTCTTATCTTTATACGAGGTTGCAACCCGTGCCCAGTTATCTCTTCTATCTCAATGGTGTGGCTTTCCAACCCGTTCTTATTCATAAAAAACTTACAGACGCACGCAAGGTCATTTTCTATACAACGCCTCACCAAACCAAACCCGACGCCACCACCGTACAAGTTCCGAAATCTCTTCACCACATTCCTACACGTTGCGTCTATCAACTTCAGCAACGTCGTTGTCGCTACATCTTTCAAGTCTGGGAACTCTTCGTACCTCATGCAACTACCCTTCGCTCTACCGCCATCTGCCCGTCTGGCACCAGTAGAAAATCCAGGTTCTGTAGGTTCTTCTGAAACCCCAGGTAGACACTAACCTCAATATCACCACGATCATTTCTCTTTACAAAGTACGATGAAACAAGCATTGCACTCTTACTCTTGAAAAACCGTAGGACCTCCCTAATACCTAGGTCGATGGCACTTACCAACCTCTCCGACTCAAATATCCAGACACCGTAGTGCTCGAAAATCGCATTCGTACAAGAGGATTTGATTAACTTTACAACCACGTCCTCGCTACCACCTCTCAGATTCGGAAACTCTTCGTATCTCATCCCACGATCCTCCATCGACCATCCGACACGCAAACAATATATGGAAAGATGCGGGGGTAACCCTTCCGCATGTCGAAACTTACCAACCAATGATCCGGTGTGCCTAGTGCTTCTATAGTAATACCACTAGCCTCGAAGGCGTGCTTAGAGTTGAAGAATTGTTGCAGTCGTTCCAAGTCTATCCGCACGTACCTCAAATGTGTCCGTCTCGCCGAGTCGAGGTGATGCTGCTCCACCATACCAAAGAAACTGTAACTGATAAGTAGCGAATCTCTGATCGAATTGCGTATAGATTGCTCCACCAACTTGCTAAGTGGTATAGGTCTCGCATTCTTCAAGTTTGGGAAGTCTTCGTATTTCATCTCGTTACAACCCATCTCATGTTGTCGATCCTAATTCCAAATACGAGACAACCATGCTTCGGCCCAAAAGTACCGAATCTTTCGTAGGTAAAGTATAACCGCCACTTCTTCCCTGCAACCCTTGTTACTTGTGTAGCCGAAGACTTAAACGCACGTTTATTTTTGAAGAAACGACGCACCTCATTTAAGCCGTTTTGCACCTTGGTCAACTCTGGATTGAGGTTCGCAAGCTCTACAACTGTTGGCCCCTCAGTGTACCAATATCTAAGTGACTTTTCAATGGCACGTTGAAACGATTTACCCATCAACGATACCACCCGAGTTCGGTTAGCCGTTAAGAGGTCTGGGAAGTCTTCGTAATTCATTCCACCACCCATTGGTTATTTTTGAGAAGAACGCTGAAGGTTACTCTACATGTACTTGAACGTCTTAGAAAGCTAACATTGATACTCCACCTGGGCCCGGTTCCCTTATGCGTACTAACATACGAATGCTGAAAGGCATCTTTTTTCTCAAAAAAGCGACAGATGCTTTCCAAATCCCGACGCAAATCAAGCATATCTTCGAGCAAAGCCCGCATAGATGATGGGTGGCCGTTTACGTCGGTGTACAACCTCTTAAGCGATGCGGCTGTCGCCTTCATGAATACCACCTTCAAGAAAATCGCCAGCTTAGTCCCGTCCGCCGTTTGTAGGTTTGGGAAATCTTCGTACAACATATCACCACCTGTAGTATCTTCCACCACCACTCTCCTGCGGGTGCAGGAGAGTGGTGGTGGTGCCGTACCATTGGTTCTATCTCTTTTATCGGATTTTGGTTAAAGATTGTTGAGGCTTTCTTCCGATACCAAGAAAATACCACTATCGATACTACCTTAAGCGCAATGTTAATACAAGATTACTTTCGAGATGACTTACGTTTTACCGTCCTTCACACATCTGACACTGACCTGAAACAATCACGTAGTCGGAAACCTGACTAGGGCCAGTATACATTACAGGCGTATACTTTCGTGAGTCGTTGTAGTTTCCTAACGCCCTCCAATGGCCATAGGGCGTTAGCTGTTTTACAATGAAGCCTCAAACAAACATGTATGGATCATGTTTGTAATGGTATTGAACTTAAAGAGTGAGAGTAGTTGTTATTCTCTTGATTACCCCCCTCTAGGGCCAGGAGCCTGTTATGCGCTGTCAGGACTACTTGAAGAAAGGTTTCAAGGTCATTCCACTACAAGTGCGAAGTAAGGAACCTTGTTTCAAACAATGGAACAAACAGTGGTACCGGAAGACGGCCCAGATCATCACTTTCTTTCAAAAGCATCCTAATGCCAACATCGGCGTACTGCTTGGTGACTTCTTAGACATTGAAGCCGATGATGAAGCGGCAAACGAATTGTTAGATTTACTTGTAAGTGATTACCCGCACCCAACCTACCAAAGTTCTAAGTCTCGACACCACCTCTTCAGAAACATATACCCGTCATTGACAAGAAAGACATTCAACGGTATCGAGTTCAGGGCATTCAAACATCAATCGGTGTTACCGCCGAGTATTCATCCTGATGGAACGGTTTACACTTGGATTGATTTCAACGGTGGTGAAGTTCCTAATCCGCCGTACAAAATCATCCAATATCTTCGACAGAGAAAGGTCTTCCCCGCTGGTAAGTATCTCATGCCCTGGTGTTCGGAGTGTGGCCGAAACTTGGTGGTTAAGAAACGAAATTTTCAACGAGAGATAGAGGTTTTTCGTAGGTTAGGACAGAAGTGGCAGTGTGTTAATTGTCGTAGTAAGGAGGTTACGGAGCGTTGTAAATCTTTGAAGTACGCCAAGAGGAAGGTTGAGAGGCAGAAGCGTAGGCATATCCGAAGACAACAGAAGGACGAATTAAAGATTGGTGTTCAAAAGGGTCGTCGAGCCCGGATTGATATCATACGCAAGAGGCTATTGAAGGTTCCCGGCAAGGGCGAGAAAGAGTTCGGAATCATATTGGACATTCTCACCGAATGCTACGGTAAGAAACTCTTCAAGTATAAGCGACAGCGGCCATTCATCGTCCCTGAGGCTAAGTATCAAGAGCAATTTTTCTTCATCGACTTCTTCATTTATCCGTTTCGGATGTGTATCGAAATAGATGGTAGTTCGCACAACCGGAAATCGCAACAAGCTTGGGATAGGTGGCGCAGTTCGATCTTAGAATCGCACAAGATCAAGGTGGTCCGTTTTTCTGACAAACTTGTGTTGCGTGATCCTGGGGCCGTTGTTAAAGAGCTTTTGGAAGAGATGTCTTGTTTTGACGGATGGGTTGGTAAGGATTTGATCCGCAAGTTTAAGGAATGCCCGGTATACCTTGCCCAAGCGTATATTGAGGGTAAGTTTCGGAAACATCGCTAAAGTCTTCCCCTCCCTCTGCCGATCTAAGAGATATGTCTATCTCCGATTTCAACGTATTACCAAAGATCGCCAGGGATACCGATATAGGGTACTTCTGTCCGGAGCCATTGATCGGAGATTTCACAAAACCGTTTGAGGGCAAGTTCATCATTTCGACGGGTGTTGGTCGTATTCGGTGCGACATCTCACAAGTTTCTCTCAAGAGGCTCGTCTACAATTTGGGTGAGAGTTTCTTCCGGAAAAGTCGCACAATCCTCACTTGGGACATCAAGAGGTTCATCAGTTACCTGAGAATGGTCCAGAAGGGCTCATATAAGCCCCTAGAGGGCCGTATGATCGATTTGAAATACGGTTTGGCATATCTAGCCCAATCTCATAGGAAGCCACCAGAGAGCCTCATAGAGGCTCTGGCGCTATCTCCTGATATCCATACTGACCCTCTATGGAGGAAAGTAAACGCATTAGTTCACACCCCTCTAGCGACAGAGGTTCTTCCGGCGATGGAGACGAGAGGAGTGTTCGACATGAGTGTGCCGGAAGTTAAGTACTCAAACTACGAGATCGAAGGCCAGGTGAATGGTCGTCTGTCCACTCCGAAGTTGTCAAACAGATTCCTGACGGTTCATTCTCTCACACCCCAGCAGAAGGTACATCTTTCTCCGAGGCGGCGAAATGACCGAGAAACGTACATTTTCATCGAGGTAGATTTCGTTCACATGGAGGTGTCGATGCTTCAGTGGCTTACTGGAGATGCGGTATTAGGGAGCGATTTGGCGAAATCTACCGACTTTTACGAGACGCTTTTTAACTTCAAAGGAAACGCAGAGAAGAAGCGAAAGGCGGGAAAGGCGGTCTTTCTGCCTGTGGCTTATGGGCTCCAATCTGCAAATTTGGCAAAAAGGCTAAAGATGTCAGAATTAGCCGCCGATACCATTATTAGAGAGCTTAAAGATCGGTTCTCAAAATGCTTCTCCTGGCTTGATGAGCGGGAGGAACTTTTGGCCGATAAACCTATTGCCACAGACTACCTTGGCCGCAGGCGAGATTTTTCCGGTGAACCATCGCACAAGCGAAGGAATTTCGAGGTTCAATCGCCAGCGGCTACGGTATGTCTGGAGAAGTTAGTTCATCTTTATCGGGCGTTGCCTGACAATGTGTTATTTCACATTCATGACGGCTACATCCTAACGTGCAAGATGGAAGACTTCATGGAAGTTGCAAAGATAGCGAAGGACGTACTGGAATCCGAATCGGAGCTTTGTCCTGGTCTTCGGTTCAAAACGAAATGCCGAGTAGGTAGAAACCTCTTCCAATTAAAGGAAGCCAAACCGAGAGGTTAGACATGATTGAATTACGCCCCGCTTCGATGAAACTCGAAATCGGCCCCGGAGCAAGTTTTCCGGAATATCTGGATGACATCACCCACCGCTTCATTGATGTTATCGGTGGTGACCCCACCCAGCAGACTCACCCTTGGGTGAACGATCATCAGTCGGTTACGTTCTCAATGCGGCGACCGACGACACACGACCTAGCGAATCTCGCTTGTATTGTAGCGCAAATCAAGCCTGATCGAATCGATTACCTAAACGCCTGCGGAGACCACTGCATTGTGTATTGGATGCAGTGGGATGCAGAACAAAAGGAGGAGAAAGATGAAAACTCTACTTAGTCTCAGTTTAGTCTTGGTACTCGCAGCAGCAGCAGTGCAGGCCCAAGAAAGTCCGAAGAAGATTGCCATCGGCCTAGATGCTGATGCGAATGAACTGTTCCAGGCGCAGCAAGTAGCTGATCCTGTCGAACCGCCTGTTACAACCCCTGTGACAGACCCGGTACCACCTACACCACCAGCCGATGAAATCATCCAGATAAAAGGTCCGGATGGTGTGAAGACTGTGATTGTCAAACCACAGTCACCTCGCCAAAGGTACGGCTACGCTGGTCACGGCGGTATCCAGTGGGGTGGCCGAGGTTACAGTGATTGGGGAGATTACAACCACGCCTCAACTGCCGCTGAAGGCTATCTGAGTGGCGTTGGAAGATTAAGAGAAGGTCAAGCGAGATTCCTTGAAGGTCTCGGTCGTTACCAGAACATGCACCAGGAGGCCAGAACGAAAGCTATCGAGAACTGGTCTTTCGGCGTGGAGACTTGGTGGTACCTGAAAGATCAGTACCGTGAGCGAAAGTATGGTAAAGACTGGATCGACAAAGAGAACCACCGCCTTGACCAGATTGAGCGGCGTAAAATGTTGGAATGGCGGAAGAAGGACTTCATCGCCAAAGGCATGCTTCCTAAACCTCAGCCACAATCTTGTGTCATCCGTGGTAGGAAGTACAAGACTGTCGATGAGTGGAAAGGGACGGCGGACCATATCCTTCACCAACTGGAGCTACAGGAGAGGGATATCAGGAACGCCCTGAAGAAACTCCGCAGCACCGACGCCTTCAGACGAGTGGTTGAGTGGGAGAGGATGTCCGAATACGAAAGGCACCGCTATCGCACGAAGCAGAAAGCTGCTGCCGTTCTGGGTGAGCCTACCCCCGACCTAATCACCCGTAAAGGTAGGGAGATGGCCGAACTCTCTCTCGAAGAGGCTCAGCGTCAGGTCCTGGCCAAGCAGAAGGCCGTTAAGGAGTTTATCAAGATCAAAGGGAATGTGGTCATAGACCCAGTAGGAGGTAAGTGATGAAGAAGAGATTTCACCATAACTTCCAGAATGATAGCGATGAAGGATTCTGGATTGTTTTTCTAATCGTAGTGGTGATGCTGATCCTTGCCATGAGCTTTGGATGCGGGAAAACCGTCGAGCCAACAATGACATCGGAAAGAGTCCAAACCCCACAATTTGGTGAGGAAGTTGTTGGCCCAGCGACATCGTTTGAGCAAGCAATGGAACTTGCTCAACGCCATAATCGTTCCGTTCTCCTCATTTTCAGTTCTACATGGTGTGATCCTTGTAAGATTATGGAAAATGAGGTCTGGTCCTCGCCAACTGTGCAGCGAAAACTGAAGAAGTTTATCGTCTACAAGGTTGATGTGGATCGGCAACGGAGTTTAGCGAACAAGTTTGGTGTCCGTACCGTCCCGACGTACATCATCCTAGATGAGGATGCCAAGCCTGTTCGCATTGGTTCCGGCCAGCGCAATCACAGCGAGATTATGCGTTGGTTGGATTGATCTGACCTCTTTAGGTTAGAATGATGAAAACCACCCCCTGCGGCTTTGCCCGCAGGGGGTGGTTTTTTGCGCTAGTAGCTAGGCGTAGCGAATAAGACGCACCAGTACAACCTACCACTTTTGCTTTTCGCTATAGCGGTTCCGATGTGCGTGAATTTACCTAGGATGTTCTTCCGGTGCCCCTCTGACTCCATCCAGCCTCTTGTTACGCCGTCGACGCTGTGGTAGCCAGCGGCGATATTCTCGGCGACCATATAGTAGTCGTACCCTTCTACTTCTACACGGTCTGACGGTCGGCTACCGCCTTTTCCGTAGTGGCTTAGTTGGTCTCTTTTGGCCATGTAGCTGGCATGTTTTTGAGCGGCGGTGTTGAGTCGCTCGTCAACGACCAGATAGTTGAGCTTGTATTCTTCTCGAATGTTGTTGTGTTCATAGACAAGGCCGTCCATTTCGATTGGTGTGTAGGATGCGCAGCCTACGAGTAAACAAAGGCCGAAGAGTAGTGGTAGGAATGGTCTCATATTCTCTCCTAATTTACGGGAGTTTGTAGGTGAAGATTTTTCCTCCCAGGATAGATAGTGAGAACCTTCCTTTATTTCCTTTTCGTAAGTTCATTGCGATAGCGATCCGTCTCGTGATATTTTTGGGGAAATCCTAATAAAATCTGTAACTTTTACTAAGGTTTATGAATAGATACTGTCGTTAATAGGATAGGGACCCATTTATGGAGAATGATATGTCAAAGAGAAAGAGTGGTTGGCCTAAGGGTAAAGAGATTCGTCAGATTTTGTTGCACTATGTGGATGTTGGGAATTTGTCGCCCTTTAAGGCTGATGCGTTTATTGATCGATGTAAGGATATGATGAGGGACATCATTGAACAACTTCAGGAGCAAGGAGTGGCTCTTATCACAATACCCGTGAGACCCGGTTGTGCTACCCGCATGGAGGTGATGCCTTTGATCGAGTCGGACTCTTCATTTGATGTCGAACCGCAGTCAATGGTAGAGTGGAGTGAAATCAGCAAGCCACAATGTGAAGAGAGCAATCCACCGCAGGACGACCACCCAGATGAAGATCATAAGAGGTGGTTTCAGGAGTTCAAAAAGTCGGTACAGGATGAACACATCAAGGTTACGCTCGATGAGGAGGAGTTGACACTTGATGTGAAGATTGCCGAAGAGGAATAAGGATATGCCCGTGGTCGGAAGCACCTCGGTATCTGTCCAAGGATGGCCTCACGGATGATTGGACAGGAGGTTAGGAACGAATCGACGGATCGATTGTGATATCGAGGTATTCCGACCAAGACTTATATGCGTACAAACCTGTATTTTTAACCCCTAGGAGAAAGATGGATTACATCCTTAACACGTTTCCCATCCAAGACATTGAGTACCAAAGGCTGGATGAAGAGTTCGGTGACTTGGTACACTACGCTGCTTGGCAGCTAGTTCAAAAGAATGTCAAAAACAACCACACAGATGATCAGGAAGATATCGCCCAAGACATACGATGGGCGACCATCCGTGCTGGTTCTTATTTCAAACGTCAAGTGTACCTGGAGAGGTGCATGAAGATCGTGCGTGATTATGTTCGAGATGAGGTTGTCGTTACAATCTTGGACGAGCTAGAGAATCTATGGCACAATAGAACGAAGCATGGCGCTAACAAGCAGAAGTTTGGTAGGCACCAAGAAATTCTTCTGGATGAACTTGTCAATCGTTATGTTCCATCGAAGGTGCGGCCTCGTAAAGATGCGCCGTTGGACATTGATAAGAAGTTTACCACATATTGCAAGGCGATTATCTGGAATTGTCAGAAGAGTTTGGGTAAGAAGATTACTCGTGAGAAATCGATTCGTTCAGGAATCGTAAGTTTATCCGAGTATGATTACCTTGTTTCACAGTCCGGTGAAATATCTGTTGTCAAGAAATGATTTTCTCTTAATTCAATTCGTCTTCCTGCCGATACATTAGAAAGTGGAGGAAGAATGAATAACGAACATGATGCTGACCGAGCAGAACTTGAGCGTCTCAATCTGCACAATCCTGATGATGTTGAAAACGAATATTTTGACTGGCCTGACGAGTTTCTACAAAGGATACTTGGGTCGCTACTATGTGATCCATACTTTCTAATCCAAGGAATGGACTTAATCAAGCCCGAATACTTTCGGGAGAACGTCCATCGCTTTCTTTGTAAGACGACCTTAGATCATTACAAGAAGTACAACAAGCAACCCGACGAACACATTCTTGAAGCTGAAATCCGAGAGCACATTGGTACTGGTTTGAGTTTGGAGTACTATCTCGCTGAAATGCGAATGGTATGTGACGCATACGAACCGGGCCTTGAGCGTCGGGAGTATTTCTTAGACAAGATCACCGAGTTTGCAAAGACTCAATCACTACGCCTAGCGTATCATAAGACACTCTCGCTCTTTGGTACCAAAGATGCTGGGAAGTGGGCGAAGATTAGGGCGCTCCTTGAAGAGGCATTTCTTGTCGAGCGTAACGTCGAGATAGGTCTTGATTATTTCGAGACGATTGAAGAGCGTTACAAGCGTGTTATGCAAGGCAAAGAGGAGAAGGAGTATTTCCCAACTGGGTTCCCGTTAATCGATCAGGCATTAGGTGGCGGGATGCTAAGGGGTGAGGCCGGTGCTTTCGCCGGAATGAGTGGTTCTGGTAAGAGTCTCGCACTCGTCAAGGTGAGCAAGGAGAACCTACTCAGAGGCAAGAACGTTCTTTACGTCTCATTGGAGTTGGATGAAGACCTCGTTGCGGAACGTTTCGACTCGATGATCACAAATTATCCGATTCGATCATTGTACTTCGATCCGATACCACGGAATGTGAAGGTTGCGTTAGACGAAGAGCGTGGTCACTGTGGGTGTCTGGTGATCAAGCAATTCCCCGCTGGTGCCGCCGACGTTTCCACGGTAAGGGCGTACATCGCACAACTGAACCTGCATGACTTCGTACCCGACCTTGTGATCATTGATTACGTTGGTGAGTGTAGAGATATTCCTGGTATCAAAACATACGAAAGTCGCCAACGACTAATTCGTGATATGAGAGGTTTGGCAACCGAGCTTGATATCTGCCTCCTAACAGCCATGCAGGTTAATCGTGGTGGTCGTGATGCAATGGAGAACAAGGGTTATCTTGATGATGATGTCTTGGCTGATAGTATTGGTCAGGTCCGCCCACTGGATGCCCTTTGGACCATCAGTCAAAACGATACAGAACAGAAAGCTGCGGTGGGTACGATTTTCATATCAAAGCACCGTAGAGGTGTTGGTAGGTTAAGGTTTTACTTCGAGCGTGATATCAATACGTTGGAGATGAGAGAGATCAGTAAGGAAAAATATGAAAAAGAGTTAAGTAAAGTGAAGGATAAGTCGATAGATGAAATAGAGATGGAGAAGCTATCTGGTGATACCAAAGGCTTCTTCTAATACTTTTAACACAAGGAGAATACGATGAAAGTAAAAGTTGGCGATAACGAGGTCAACCTTGATCCGAAAAACCTTGACGTGGATGAGGTGAATATGAACGAGTTCCTGAAGGAATTTGCAGGCACCTACAACCACTACGCAACACAGTGGGCGACAGCGCAGTATATTCAGCGCAGCGCCGAAGATCGCTATGATATCACTTACGCTGAGCGGTTCCGATTCTATAAGGAGAACGATGGCGGGAGCGATAAGTTGGTCGAGGCTAAAGTGAAAGTTCACGATGCCGTTGTGGAGGCTAAGAGAAAGGTACAGCAATCGAAGTATGTAACGACGTTGCTTAACAGTTACCTCCGCTCTCTCGACAAAGCTTACGAGAGTGCTTTGAATCTAGGTTACAACATCCGAAAGGAAATGGATAAGTTGTATCCGAAAAGCGTGAGTGAATTTCCCAAAAACGTAGATGAAGAGGTCGCAAAGGTATGTGCGGCTGAATAGTGGGAATATGATGTTTGTATAGACCTTGACGACTATGGGTCTAGTTAAGCCGCCCGAGGTTAGAAAACCTCGGGCGGCATTTTTTTTGCTCAACTTATGTTTCGTTTATGTCGATGATATGAATAGGAGATAACGATGATTGGTAACATACCATTCATGATATTCTGCGTAATACTCGCAACTAGTTTATTCGTATCAATAGCGGGAATCTACCATGTGAAAACGTAGAAGGATTGGGAAGACGTATGATAGACCCTACCAAGATGACACGGTATGGATTGAACCAACACCAGCTAGAAGAGACGGCTCTCTTCAGCGTTCTTGCGGTGCAAGCAAATGCCGCATCTTCCGCTAAGCGGTTGGATTGGATACTGAGGTACCTTCGGAAAATCTTCAAGAAGGATCGCCGAACTGGCCCATTTGCAATCCTACAGAGGTGGCTTGCTTTCCACTCTATTGCCGAACTTCGTGCCATGATGAAGTCTCTGGGCATTGGTAAACACGGCATGAAGAGTCGTGCCTTCTTTGAGTTGGTATACAGCGGTCTTGATCTCAAGACTTGCACTCTGGAAGACCTGGAGAAGATACATGGTATCGGACGAAAAACCTCACGGTTTTTCGTCCTCCACACTCGCCCTAAGGTACGGGTGGCGGCACTGGATACACATATCTTGGCGTACATGCGTGACCAGGGGTTTGATGTTCCGCAGTCTGCGCCTGGAAGTGCCAAGCGGTACAACGAGATTGAGCAGCAATTCATTGAGCATGCTGACTCGCTGGGGCGTGACATAGCTGAGTTTGATCTCGAAATTTGGAATGAGTACTCGAAGAATGGAGCAAAGTGATGGATTACATTAAGTATACCGAGTTCAATGATTGGGAGGGTGAGACATGGCATTTCTACATCCCCATCAAAGGGAATGAAGAGGCCGTTACTGACCTGCGAGGGATATGTGATGGTGAGTGTTACTGCGTAGCTGACGAACTAATTCCCGAAGAGGAGGTTGATGTTCTCGTTAAGCACTCTGCGGTTGGTTACATGCGTAAGCATAATAAGCTTTCGGGAAAATTAACACCGACTGAAGACCTTTACAAAGGTGGTATCGTTAAGATGATGGAGGAAAATGATGGCGGAAAATAGCAAGATTGTCGGAATGGAGCGGGTAGACCTTCCTCTCGACCATCCTGAACGGACGCATATCAAACCCAAGAAGAAGACCAAGTGTAAGAACTACAGTCGGTACAAAGGTATTCACAAGCCGCATTGTTTGGGTGGACCTGGGTGTGATGCCTGCTGGGAGAAGTACCACGCCAACTGTGAGCACCCTTTTGGTGAGTTGTCTTACAAGATTGACGAGTCGTTCATCGGTAAGGGTGAACCAATAAAGCTTCTGACGTGCAATAGGTGCAAAATGGTTTTCCCCAACTGGCAGTGGGTGCCCTCATCTTTCCTGGTTGAGAAGCTTATCGAAGTCCAGACGAAGATTGAAGACCTTGAGTTTACTGTTGCTGAGTTACAACGTAGATTGTACTAGAACTATGATGAATAGCGATTTCCTATTTCGTGATATTCCGATTCTCCACATAGAGCCGACGAAGTGGTATGGGTCCGCCAGAGAGCTTTTTACAGACAAGGACTTTCACAAGTACCTTCAGGAGTTTTGGCCGATCTTCGCAGCTAGGGCGAATGATCTCTGTCTCCAGAATGGGAAGCTTGGTCAGGAATGTGGGAAGATGCGAGAGCGTGCGCTGATGTATCTCTTCTACCGCTACCTGGGGGAGGACGCCTACCGGTGCTACCTGGACGATACCTCGATCAAGGTGAATGAGAGAGGGAAGGACACTCTGTTGTTCAACAGGGATGTGTCGATCAAGACGATTACCTCCAACGGTAGGGACTTCAGCCAACTGAAGGTTAGTTGGATTGAGGACAAGGAGATGGCGAATGAGGTGGCGAGCACCTGGAAGCCGCTGTACGACCTCCTGCTTTGTCGCCTGAAGTGGGGTTCGGATGACGAGGGAATCTACTACATCTACCAAAGAACGCAGCAGGAGGTCATAGCGGGCTCTGAGGAGGTTTTGAAGACCTCTGGCGGGTACGGAAAGGGGACTTCACTCAGCAAAGAGGTGTGCGAAAAGCTCGTCAATCACCCCGACACCTTGAAAATTCCCATCACCATGCCAGAAGAGTACCGGGACGAGAATTTTCTCACGAGGCTATTTGACCGTATTTACTTCGAGGTGGATCGTGGCCGGTACGTCGAGCGCTACCGAATAGATGGTCGAAATTGACCTTCAGTCCCCTATATTAAGCTGACACAGTTTATTAGATGGGACTTTTCTATGGTCAAACACATGCTATTTCTTAGGTGGTGGCTTTTCATCGTACTGGTAAGCCTCGGTGGCTATATTGCTTACTCTTTTGGTGTCTTTCATGAAGCCTGGGAACAGGATCAGACGAAGCTCAGTTTCGTTATCGTCGCTATTTTCAGCTTCATATCGCTTTGGTGCGGCAGCGCTACCTGGGCGGTGAGTAGAAGCTTTGGGAAGAAGGGCATTCCAGAGGAAGCTTTGAAGAAGATTGAATACGCTGAAGATACCGGTTGGTTCGTCAGCGATATGCTTCTCAACTTAGGTATGATTGGAACCGTGTGTGGGTTCATTATGATGCTGATGGGTGGCTTTGGCGGCGTTGATGTAGCAAACCCTGCCTCGGTTCAGACAATGCTGTCGAAGCTGAGTGCTGGTATGGCTACTGCGCTGTACACCACTTTGGCTGGATTGATCACATGCGTGTTACTCAAGATGCAATGCTTCAACCTTGGTCAGGGCATTGAGAAACTGAGGGCGGATGAAACGATCAAGTAAATATCGACAATACCACTCGTGGACAGCGTTTCTGGACTTGCTGTTTAATACGTTGCTCGCTTTTGCAGCGTTTTTTATGTTGGCGTTCCTATTGGTGAACCCAAAGGTCAAGTTTGACAAGAACGTTGAAGCGAAAGCCGAGGTCATCATCACGGTGACGTGGCCTAAGGAGAATCACGACGACGTGGACACCTACGTCGAGGACCCAATCGGTGCCCTCGTATTCTTCCAACGCAAGGAAGACGGGTTGATGCACCTGGATCGAGATGACCTGGGGCACGATAACGACTACATCAACACCCCCGCTGGTAGATTCAAGTACGATGAGAACCGTGAGATAGTGACCCTTCGGGGTCTTATTCCGGGGGAGTACACGATAAATGTCCATATGTACTCGAAGCGAGACCAGGGCCCGGTAGAGGTTACGGTTATGCTGGAAAAGATCAACCCCTCATTGAAGCTTTATGGTATGCGAGCGGTGACCCTTACGAACCATGGAGATGAAGAGACAGCTTTCCGATTCACAATCGACAAAGATGGGGAAATCACGAATATTTCTCACCTGAAGAAGGTGTTGGCTGGTCCTAGAGTGCAACAGTCGCCAATCGATTCGGACCACGGTGAGGAAAGGTATGAAGGAGAGCCCGGCGAATGATTCCACTGTTTCGAGAACTGATCGTTGAACTCAATTCCGACTGCAATCGGGATTGCTTCTTCTGCCCCAGACATAGTGACAATACCGGTCACCGAAAGTTCCATGGAAAGAAGATCGTACAATTCATGCCCACTGAATTGGTCCAGAAGATTCTGGGCGAAGCCAAGGAGATGGGCTTCAAGGGATACGTAACCTTCCATCACTTCAGCGAACCGTTTCTCGATCCTCGACTCATCGAGTTTGCCAAGCTAGCGAAATTGTATGGGATGCACCCGTTTGAGCACACCAACGGGGACCTCCTCCGCAAGAACGATGAGTTGTGCGAGCAAGTGAAGGAAACCTTTGCCCACATCGTTGTTGGTCTGTACGACCATTGTAGTGAGGAGGAGCGGGAGGAGCAGAAGAAATTTTGGCTTGAGCGACTAGCTGGCATGAAAGTTTTGTTTAGCTGTGTCGATGATGTATTCGTGCGGTCTCACTACACCGAGAAGAACCTGGATGGTTTCCAGAGTAAGAAGGGTATTCGACCATCCAAGCCCAAATGGCCCAACGGCAAGTGTAGCAACCCTGGATTGAAGATGCTCATCCACTATACCGGTAAGATGGCACTCTGTTGTGAGGATATGTGTGAGGAGTTCGATCTCGGAAGTGCCCACGACACGTCTATTTGGGACCTCTGGTACTCAGAGAAGCATGTCAAGATATATCAGAACCTTCAGGAGGGGAAGCGGCACATGTATCCCCTGTGCTCGCAATGCCCGATTACACCGTTTTAGGAGGAGTGATGTGGAAACCTGATAAGTACGATGATCCTATTGAGCTTACCTTGGTCAAGATGAATGGGACGTATTGGGCACTGAACGACGATGATTTCGATCACTGCTCGAACTGCGCCTCGGATTATAGCCACTCCCAGAACGCAGAGATACGAGCATTGGCCGACAAGTTCGAGTACCTAGGAACAATTCGTATTCCGAAAGCATACTTTGAAGATGAAAGTGGCCCGTATGTGGCCTAAGATGGAGGAAGCATGATTAGTGCATTCGACGCTATTGGACTTACAGCGATGTTCGTGATTTGCGCATCGTTACTGTTGTGGATCATTATTGGCGCAAAGGGTTGGTGGTGGTTGAAGCTACCCGTCATTGCACTCACGCTCTACTTTGGTGTTGCTGTGTGGTACAGCGTGGATTCCTACCTTGGCTGGCCGTCGAAACACGATCCGCCACGTCTATTCCAGGTCAACTGGGTGATTGTGGACGAACCCGCAAAGGGAACTTCCGACCCTGGTGCTATCTACGTTCTCCTAACGAAGCTCGACCACCCCGACGACAAGAAGCAAGCGGAGTCTAGTTGGAGTAAGTATCTGTCGATCTTAGGCTATGTCGGAAGCAAGGATTCGCCCCGACTCTACCAAGTGCCCTACAGCAGGCCGCTACACGAGAAGATGGCCAAAGTCCAGGGAATGCTCATGAAGGGTAAGTTCGTTATGGGCGAGTTCACGAAAGGTAAAGGTATGGGCCAACCCGGAAACGGAGACGGTGAAGGTGACGGTAAGGGCAACGGTAAAGGTGAGGGAGAAGACGGTAAGAAGGGTAAAGGAAAAGGTTACAGAGGTGATAACTGGGGTATGGGAGATTGGCATTTCTATCAGTTACCACCACCAAAGCACATCCCGAAAATTGATGGGGGTGGATAAATAGAGTACTGGGGATTTTCGGACTCCAAAGAACCTAGGGTATGGGCAAGCAGGTTGACGCCCGGCCCGCAACGAAAAAGGGAGGTAGATATGACATCACTTCCAGGTTTTAGGGATGCGTTTTTCGCACCCGTACACGATGAGTTTAATAGGCTCTTTGACCAATTTTTTGGTCCCGATAGTCTTCACGCAGTCCGGAGCAAGGGCCGCTCCGGTTACCCGAAATTGGACGTTATTGAAACGGATCGAGAGTACGTGGTAGAAGTCGAGGTGCCAGGAGTTGACCCCGACCAGTTGGCGGTCGAAATCGTTCCTTTCGAGGACGATCAAGAGTTCGTCACAACGTCAGGTCACAAAATGACACTTAGCGGCAGAAAGGTCCTGAGACTTAGTGGAAAGAAGGATTACAATTATCAGTACCCAGAAGGTACTACGTGGCACATGAAGGAGATGCGTCGATCTAAGTTTACAAGGGAAGTGGTCCTTCCTGAGTACCTTTCCGATGCCGAACCGGATGCTACATACGAGAAAGGTGTACTGAAACTCGTATTCGAGAAGCCGGTATCGTTGAAGAAGCCTGAGCCCAAGACGATTCCTATCACTAAGAAGGCGTAAAGCCTAACTCAAATCCTGCGACCGGAATGAACCAGCAAAACCGCTCTAAGAGATGTTATCTTAGAGCGGTTTTTTTTGTATGACCGTGCTAAATACCCCAAGACCAGGAGATATCATGCGAAAGACTTTTTTCGAGTGGATTAGTAATAGGACCGGTGAGTTGTTAAATGAGGATGAGCGGTATGCGGCAGTTCAACCTATGCGAGCCGCCTCTAAAGGAGTTCAGCAAGCGGTCGAAGCGTTGATGACCGCTCTCGACACCGCCGCAAAATTTGACCGAACTAATCGAGTGGCGACATTAGTCCAACAGTTTCGGTCCAAGGTATGGGAACAAGACAGTCAGGGTAATTATCTATTAGAATTGATAGGTCAATACCCAGAAAATGTCCCCCCAAATTATGTTAATACATTGACAGCAGCGGTGCGTGATATTCTTGCCATGGGTCGTGGGCCTGCTCAGGGCGGCGCAAGGGGTGGTGAGGAGTTGTGGGGCCTACCCCCGGAACAAGCCCAACCACTTAGAGACGCATTGAAGAATGCCCGACAGGTCCTTAGTGGTTTCCAGAAAGCTCTCGACGCATTCAATACTGCTTATGGTAGATCGGGAGCAGCGCCTGCCGCACCTGCCGCACCTGCCGCACCTGCCGCACCTGCCGCCCAAGGCTATCGACCAGCAGGCCAAGCTCAACCTCAAGCCCCAGCTACGCAAGTGGCCCAACAGGCATAAGGTTTAACTCGAATCCTGTGATCGAAATGAATCACCGCCAGCCGCCCAAGATAACATCTCTTGAGCGGCTGGTTTTTTTTGTTCAAGATTCTTTCCTAGGATGTCGATGTAAGTGGTATGGAAGGAGGTTAACATGGGATTTGTAGCAGGCGTTCTAGTGACGTTGTTTGTTGTCGGCATCATTGCCGTGATTGCTTACATTTGGATCATCATCAAGATGATGGATATGATGCCGTAAGAACCACCACCTTCCACGCCTAGCGTGGAAGGTGGTGGTGGCGTCTTCACCCCCTACTCATCCGGCGCAGGGCCTACCTCAGGGGTGATGCCATTCAAGATAACTGCGGGCCACATAACAAGTTACGTCAAAATGCCCGTACCCTTAAAGGATTTTTGGGTAGGTTGCCCTTGACAACCATTGGCAGTTTGGCTATATTCAGAGATTACCGTCAAAACTGGGTAAATCGCTTAGAAAAAAAAGACGGTAAAGTACTTGACAAGTTTCCCAATATTAACCTAGAATTGGAGAATACTCTGATGAACTTCTTAGAAGCCGTGGATAGGATTGCGGCGCTGATGGAACAGTACCGTGATCACCAGCATTCTGATGACGGGTATTTGACGAAGCGGGAGGCGCTGGTTCTTTCGGCCCTTGAAGAGGGCGATTTAGGAATCACGCAGATCGTTGAAAAGTTGAGTGCCACAAGTACGATCAGTGAAGCGGCGGTTAGTAACATCTTGAAGCGACTTTTTGCGGAAAAGGGTTACGTCAAGAAGTACATCAGTCCGAAGAATCAGCGGATCAAGATGGTTCGTTTGATGAAGAAGGGCCGTGATGCATTGGAACGTGATCGACAACATCGACAGGAGCGGTTTGAGGCCCTTCGTGCGGCGATGAATTTAACGCCCGACGAGGAGCGATTTGCTGTTAAGCTCCTTCTGCGGGCGATAAAGGCGTTTGGCAAACTGGGAAAAACCGACGTAGTGAGTTGAGGAATGTTCCTTAGGCTCATTACGTCCTCATTCTTTATCTTTGGGGAGATCGAAATGAGCCGTCATCTTGCGTGGGTTGCATTGATTGCGTTGGCCCTTGGGTGCAATCAAGAAGAGCCGCCGATTAAACCATCCGAAAAGGAACCACTGGCTGATATTGTTGAAACCAGTGAACGTGGGCTTCAAGATGTCGCTAGGGTCATTGCAAAGTTTGAAGATGGCAGAGATGCTATCCTTGACCGGATCGAGTCTTTGGGGGTCAAGAATGCTGCCGATTTGAGTACTAATCCCGATGCTATGATTTTAGCGAGGGAACTTGTAGAACTGGTTGATCATCTTGACCAGACCTTGAAGTGCTATGAAGAACTCAAATCAATGGGTTTTGAAGCTGCTTCGGCCAAACGTAGGTTGGCAGCATCCTCTGCTATGAAAAACGTGGATACCTGGGCGGGGGTTGTAGACGCAAGTAATACAGAATTGCGAAGAACTATGAAAGATCACGACATCATCATATTTGATGATGAAGTTGGCGAGATACTCGAATCGGAGTTAGAAAAGCGTAAAGAGCGACATCAGTTAGAGTTGGAAAAACGTCGTAAAGAGGAAGAGTATCGTCGCCGTAAAGAATTGGCAAAGCAACGCCAGTTGGAAGAAGATCGCCGCCGAAGGGAGTTGGCTGACCAACGCCAGCGGGAGGAAGAGGATCAACGCCGCAAGGAATTGGCGAAGCAACGCCAGTTAGAAGATGATCGCCACCGAGCGGTCGGTTTGGACGCCTTTGTTGATTTTTTCCGCCAGTTCCCACCAAGAAAAGCTCACGCCGTCGTTGAAGTGGGTGAATTAACGAAGCAACAGGAGGAAGGATGCCCCACCAAATGTTGTATCCCTGGTGTATTTGCGATTAACAGAACAAATATCAATATCACCCAAAAAAATTCTCCCAATTCAACGATCAACATTAGGGTGGGAGGATCGGCACCTATGGGGTCGCCATATACGGGCGGTGGTCATATCATAGCTGTCGTACCTAGTGACGAAACATTTTACTGGGCCGAACAATGTAAGCAACTACAGGGTGCGTATAACGAACTGGTACGGATACAAGTGTACTACCGTAGTAGGGGATATATTGAATCGATGTCACATAGGAAAAAACAAAAGGAAGTATGGGATCAATGGAGGCATGCTTACAACAAATATTGTGAGTCGGTCAAACGTCGTACATTGGAGTATAAGGGGTAAAGAAACGCCCTTCCGCCTATAGGTGGAAGGGCGTTATGCGACCACTCCCTACTCATCCGGCGTGAGCCTACCTCAGGAGTGGTGCCATTCGAGACGACCGCAGCGATCCTTTCGGATTTCGCATGGTTTGAGGGCGTCTTTGGGAACGAAGAGGATTACTTCGTCGCCGATGCCCTCCATATCGCAGGAGAACACCCTGATGAGCCATCCGCCATCGGTGGCCTGGACGTTCAGTTCCTGCATGTAGAACCGAGCCTGCCAGCCGAAGGCTCGCAGGTCGTCGTCCGTGACCTTGGGGTAAAGTTGCTCTCCTCTCCGGTTTTGAGATTCGAGCGTGGTCATGGCGGACCATAGGTTAATGGGCGCAACCATGGTGTAGTTGGGGTCTTTGGGCTGGGGCTTATCCTCCAGCCACTCGTCAGCGAGCCATTTCATGTAATGGCCTCCGGGGTTTAGCGGTACAGTTGATGCACCGAACAGTATGGTGCAAACTCATCGTTATTCTTTCGGGTTACTCTGGCTTCGTAGCTAAGGTCAAACATCGGGTTGGCGTGGTCCTCTGCGAGTTGTTTGCGCACGTTTTGCAACTCCTTCCACATCCTCACAGCGCCAATCTTTCTGGGGTCGGCCCGCAACTTATCTTGCCACGGGTCGGGTTCGTCCCGATCAGACCAAACCGTCCTCTCTTGAATCACCCACCACCAATCGGGATCGTTTCTAGCATGGTAGTCTTCACGCTCTTGAATCGCTTGCTGAATGGTCCAACGACGTGGACCCAACATGCGTTCATTATGTTCTTGTACCACGACGGCACCTTCGAGTCGGATTCCGCAGATGGGGCAGAAGTTGAAGTGCGGGTGGTAGATCGGGGTCTCACGATCTTTCATGTAATAGGGAACTTTCTTCCCGTCAACGGTTTTGGTGTAAGTCCTCACACCTTCACCAGGGCCGTCAACCTCCTCGAACCACTGGTACCATCCTGGTTCGCTTCGGCCATCCCATTGGCCTTTGCATTGGAGGCACTGATAGAGGGCACAGCCGTCGTCGGTATATCGCACATATCGCCATAGTGGAGGCATTTGGTCACCCTTCCTTTCTGGCGGGGAGTAGAGCAAGTGCCGTGCCAAAAGTCGAAAAACCCTATTTTGGCGTGCAAAAATGTGCAAAATGGGGCATTAGGCGTAACAAATTAGCCGCAAGCGTAACGAATGTTCCGGAAAACAGAACTGGGGATGTGGAAGCACAAATCGATTTGTCCACAAGAAATCTTCTCAAAGATACAAACAATCTTGTGCTCATGGCTGGAGATATCTGACGATCCACAGATTCTCGGGGCGGAACCGTAGTTCCTTTTCATAGGGGATATGCTCTGGTTGAGCGTCCTTGCGAGCGGCGACTTGAATAATAGCGACTTGGCTGGGGTCGATCTCACGCATTTGTTCAAAGCTTCCCGTGAAACCTATCACCCCCATCTCATAAGCAGGTTGATCTCCACCTTCTGAGCTTGTGATGGTGGTTTCTAACTCTTGGAACAAGCTGTATATCTGTTTGGGTGTTTTAATATATTGGTTGATTAGTGAGGAGTCACCCCATTCAATTTTTTCAATTACACTCTTGGGTAAGCCATAGTCTTCTAATATACCGAATAGTTCGCCTTCGAGTTCTTCATCATGTGGATCAATCCGTCCTAGCATGCTATCCCACACGGTTGACGCTGGAACTTGTCCTTGAACTAGCTCTGCCACAAATTTGATTTCTTCGTAGATTTGTTGTGCTCGATACCAGTCGTAGGTTACAGAAATAAGGTCCGGAGCCTCGCTCATTGGACCACCGCCCAGGCCAACTTTTCCTCCAAGTTCCCTTCTACTCTTCAGTCTTCCCGATTGGCGGACGGCGTCGATAGCTGTTGTGACATGGTAGAGATTCTGTTCTTCTGGGGGTGCCTCTTCCATTTCGGGATCGATCACGTTGGGGTCGACAAACTCCCCCGCTTTTCTTTGAACCCCTGGTTCATGGGTGAATGGAAACTCCTTCTGCCTTCCGCCGAGGAGCGACTTCCACTTCGCTTCTAACCACAACTTGAAGTTCATGTCTCTTCCCTCCAAAAATCAGTAGATCGTCGGTCACGATCCCAAACATAAGCGAATTTTTCGGCTTCATCTTCATCCATTGGCATATCAAACATCTCTTGAATGGCATGAGCTAGTTCGTGGACGATTGTGGTTTCGATCCCCACTTTACATTCTGCCCCATACTCCTCGCAGGCTTTTTGGATGTTACCCATATCCAGCATGATGACAGGATGGGTGGAAGTACCGCTGGCATATTTGCCTAACTCATCAAGACCAGTAACGTAGGCGATGTCAAAGTCTCTGAAAACTCGGATTTCAGGCAACAAGTTTGCCTTCAAACCCTTAACAATACCATCTACGAGAACAGTTAGTTGCGGCTCTTCGTCTTCCTCATAGTCCCAACTGGCGTCGTAGTCGTGACTGCGGTGCGGTAAGCCATCCTGCCAATCTTCCAACCACTGCTTGAAGTTCATATCTTATTACCCTCATCATCTTCCAATGTGTTAACTAATCCCTTCTCTCGCATACGAACCCAGTATTTCCACGAAGGGTCGTCGGGCGAGTTGCCGATACCGACAACGTGAATGGGGCCGTGCCGCTTTAGCTCTAGCAACGCTTTCTCTGTATCACCCATCCCAGGGCTATTAGACCACCACTCGTAGATGGCGACATAATCTTCACCGATATCAATTTCGCCGCCCACCGAGCCATCTTCGCTTCTCCAATTAGAAATAGACTCGTTGATTAGCCATAGTTTGAAGTTCATGGTGTTATCTAGCTCACTCATACTCATTTAGGTCATGGACGATCTAGTGAAAAGGGTGAGAGACAGCTTTTCTAAGTCTGCCATTCCGGCGCAGGCGTTGTTGTCGAAGTTCAAGTATCTCAATACGAACTTATCGGAGCGGGCGTTCTTCTATGATCCGAAGTATTTTCCGTTTTATTTCCACCTGGGTCGCCACTTGGAGAGCAAGTCGCTACTCGATATGACGTTAGGGGTTGGTATTCCTACGAGTTGTTTTCTGCTGGGTTGTAAGACAGTTGAGCGTGTATCTGCTTTCCACAGACAGGAGACCGAGCATTATCCTATTCGCTTGGCCAAGCACAATATCAGGACGGTCTACAAAGGTCCTTCTTCGTATTGGGTTGGGAACATTGATGACCTGGAGTTCCAAAAGAATCTGAAGGCGTGCGAATGGGATGCGGTGATCATATCCATTCCTTTGTCTTACGACGACTGTCTTTCCTATCTTCGTTTAATCTGGCCCAGCGTCTCTAGGGGCGGGTTACTAATAATGGATCACGTTAACTATGATAAGGCGATGGAGCAAGCGTTTCATGACTTTGCTCGCACTAATAATCGGAAGACGGAAACTTTCGATACGAAGTACGGTGTTGGGCTCATTTTCAAGTAGGTAATATGGGATACGAAGTACAAATTAGCTTCTATGAGAAGCAAGCAGATGGCGAAGACTTCAACAGAGATGATTTGAAAGTCAAAATCGCTAAGCTAGGTGACCCTCTGACGGAGGTTGCTCCCGATCATCTCGCAGCCCACATCATGAAGGAGTTCTCCAGATCAGACATCTGGGTGGACAAGGTCGAGATATTTGAGTGGGTGAAGAAGTCTGTCTCTTTCAAAGAGGCGAAGGGCGGCGGCGTATTGATTGGCGGCAAGAAGTACAACCCGTCGCTCAATGAGATCATGAAGCTAGCGGCAGAAGCTGCGCAGCCACAACCTCAACAGCCGCTGCCGCCGCAGCAGCCGCAGCCGCAGCCGCAGCCGCAGTATCAGCAGCAACCGCAACCGCAGCAACAACAGTCGCCACTCATTTTACCCGGCCAACAGCAGCAACAACAACAGCAGCCGATGTACGAGCAGCAGCAGCCACAGTACCAACAACCACCACAACAATATCCGCAACAGCCTGGGCGGAAGGTTTGGCCACACGAGCAGATACAGGCACCAGCATATGTACAAGGCCACCCTACGTATGCCGGGACGCAACAGGAGGCGTACCCGGCTGAGAAACAACAGCAGTTAAACCTTCAGAATAAAACTTCGATGGCGGGGTTGCGATATGCGGAAAGGGTTGAGGTATGCGATCCGCCACCGGAGTTACGAGCGGACATACCGAGTTTAGCGATCACGCCAGGGAAGCAGTATCGCATCATGGATGAAAAGCCAGTAGGGAACCCGAGAGCCCCAGGAGGCCGAGATATGGCCTACAAGATCGTGAATGATATGGGGAAGGAGGTCTATGTCGGCTGTCATTACTTTCGACAACCGCAGTATGTTCGTCAAGAAACTTCTTACTTGGATAACACTGGGTATCTACAAAATACTGTGCAATATGAGGATCACGGCTATGAAGCCCAACAGCATCAGCCTCGACTTCTCTATCAAAACGAACAACCCATGTACAGAAGCACCGCAAACCCAGGAGCCCACGACCCCAGAATCAACCAAGCCCTCTCCAGAATGGACGCAGCCGTTAGAAGGAGAACCCACAGATGACATGGAAGCCACTGAGCAAGGAAGAGATAAGGAAGATGAACGAGAAGTGGAAGGCTCAACAAAGAAGGATGGAGAGGGTTAGGGATTTAGTCTCTCCCGACCGGCCTAAGACTTCTGAAGAAGCTTATCCGGACGAGTTACCTGAAGACGACTTCGTTAGGATGTCGAATCTCAACGGCATCACACATCGGCCTGAATGGGACTCCACGTTGCCTGAGCGGATGTTCGCCCAGGACATGAAATACGCACAACACAAAGAGGTGTGCGATCCGCCCGAGGAATTGGTAGACGATATCACAGACTTAGGTTTCACGGGTGGTAAGGAGTATGTCATTTTGGACCAAGTGGTTGTGCCGTCACCTGAGAACTCGGCTGGCGACTTCCTCTACAAAGTCGAGAATGATGACGGCAAAGAGGTCTGCGTTTCAATTCATTACTTTCGGCAGAGACAGAGGATACGTCATGAAAGGTGGGATATAGAGACAAGGGACAATATTGTCGAATATGGGGAGAGTGATGGACCTCCAGATGACCCAAAGGGTTACCCTCACTACTCCAAGTTCTATGACGCATATTGCGAGAAGAGGGAGAAGGAGTTCAGGTCTCAGCTAGTAGAAGAGCAATCTGCTAATCCAGAGTTGGTAGAGGCGATCAGGACTTCATTGAGGAATCGAGGAAGATTAGATGAATCACAAACAGCGACAAGAAAAGAAAAAGAAGAATCGAGCGAAGAAGGCGAAAGCCAAGGTCCGGAAACGACGTGAGTGGATTCGTAAGAAAGCTCGTGAGATCAAAGAGGACGAGAAGTGGCAGAAGCACTTTGAAGTGAAAGGGACTACCATTCGTAACGAACCACAAATAACACCACAGACACAGGTGGACGACCCAGCTAGAGTTGCATACGTGCGTAAGAGGTTGGAACACAACATGAAGATTCTCAAAGCTCTCGAAGAGGAAATGGAGAACGAAGAGATGGCAAGGTCGGAGTTGAGTGACAACCTCGAAGCCGCTGGCGCAGTGACACTAAAAGATAAGATGGAACGAATTGGACGGATAGCAGAACAAGAGGTAGCAGATGGAAAATATGAAACAAAAGGAACAGACGAGACACCCACCGAAGCTTGATCTTCGGGGACCTATTGGCGACCCTATTATTCAGCGACTTAACCCCGATGACTTCTCATGTGAGATCGTGATTGACGACAAAATTTCGATCACAATGTGGCTTGAACAATGGCAAAAACTTTCAAAGCATTTGAATGAAATTTTCTCAAAAGAAAAACATACATAGACTCAAGTTTTGACTTTCAAATACCGATACAACTTATATGTGCTCACCTTTCACGTCGAAAAGTGACACAACGACTACTGTCGACTTTCAATTACTTTTACAGAAGGAGTTACTATGACAACTTTCGACAACTTTGATTTCAGTTTTGATGTAGACGTGATGCAACAGGACTTGACTAGGGTTGAACGCAAACCCGGTGAACGGAGCCAAAAGAACTCTGACAAGTATGTTGTTTTCCCCAAAGGCGAAGGCTCACTTATCGTGAGAATCCTGCCCGCCAACACACCTAAAGGTGCCAAGCTTCCATATGCTTGTACCCGTCTTCACTACATCAACGGACGTGGCTATCACTGCCTCCGTGAACTAGAAGATGAAAAGTGGCGTGGCGAATGCCCTATTTGCAGCTACTACTCGTTCCTCTACAAGATGGCCGATGAGGCTAAGACGAAAGATGACAACGACGCCATTGTCGCACTCGCAAGGAAGATCAAGCCTATTGAGCGTTACTACTACAACGTAATTGTTCGAGAGGAGTATGATTCCGAAACCAAGAAGACGAAGACCGATGTGGGTCCGAAAATCCTTGGTGTAGGAAAGACCTTGCATGGACGTATCTTACAGGCGTTCATCGGGAACAAGAAGTTCAGGAAAAAGGCTATCGGTAACATCGCACATCCGTTGACCGGTAGAGACCTAAACATCGTTAAGTCTACTGCCATTGGTCATGATGGGAATGAATATCCCAGCTATGACCAGTCTGAATGGGAAGATGAGACTGTGCTTGGTGATGACAAGCAGATTAAGAAGTGGCTGGGTGCTCTTTACGATCTCGAAGCGGAGCGCCGTGAGAACATCAACACGGCGGATGAGCTTCAACATCAAGTTGATATCTACATGGGTAAGACCGACGATGAAGCGTTGGACTTCAATCCCGCTGAGTTGGAGTTACCGAGTAGCTTGAAACTCTCGACAGATGTTGGAACGAAAACTACCGCTCCCGACCCCGAGACAGTAATGGAAGAGAGGTCAACCCCTTCACCTGTGGTGGAAACCACTGAGAAGGTGGATACGGACCTACCTTTCGATATTGACCTGGATGACCTTCCAGACATCGGTGGCGATTGGGCTGACGACCTTCAAAAGAAGGGTGGCAACTAGTGCCTTTAACCACCCGCCCCGGCATCGCCGGGGCGGGTGGTTTTGTTTTTCACATTACTATTTGCAAGAGGAACTATGACGAAGAAGAAATCTACTAAGAAAGAAACAGGGGCAATCGACTGGGCATCTTTGTCCGGTCACTACGGGATGGAAATACTTGACAAGGTTGAGAGCATTCCATACTACATCGACACGGGTATCTTATCTTTGAATTACGTATGCTCTGGCAAGTTCATCAATGGTGGGATTCCGCTGGGTCGCATCGTCGAGATATATGGCGATTCATCTACCGGCAAGACCTTGATAGGCACAAACATACTAAAAGGAGCACAGAAGCGTAATGGTGTCCCGATTCTGCTCGACGCTGAGCAATCTATGAGCAAGGAGTTTGCTGTAATTGCATCCAAGGTCGATCCCACCAGATTCCTGATCATGTCGTCACCGACACTGGAGGGATGTTTCAACAAGATATACGGGAGCATTAAGAAGGTTCGGGAGCAGGCACCTGGAGACTATCCGATTGTGGTTGTGTACGATTCTATCGCTGCGTCACCAAGCGAGCGTGAATGGGCCGAAACGGAATTAGATATGGAAACTGCTACGAAAGCTGAAATAAAGACTGCTGGTGCTGGTGCAACCAAACCCGGAGAGCGTGCAAAGACGTGCTCGAAACACTTTAGGAATCTGCCGAAGTATCTGAGGGATAACAATGCTTCGTTAGTTGTTATCAATCAGTTGCGACAACAGATTGGCGTGATGTTTGGCGATGACCGAATTGGTGCTGGTGGTGGTCGGTCGCTTGAGTATTACACAGCCGTTAGGTTGTACATGCAAGCGAAGAAGGTACCAAAGGATGATAAGGGTAATGTTCTTGGCGTCAACATTACTGTGAGGAATACGAAGAACAAATGCTTCCGACCGTTTGTTGAAGCCGAGCAGATGCGACTCTATTTCGATCAGGGCATCGATCCGTTTGGTGGCTTGTTGTCGCTATTTATTCGGACTGGAAGAGTGAACACTAAAGGTGGTGGGAACTACTGGGTCGAGGAGCCATATGCTAATGGCGAGGAGATCAAGTTCAAGGCCAACAAGGAGAAGAACACGGTTCCGCCTGAGGTCTTGTTGAAGTGCCCGGCTTTGGTAGATGCCGACAGTTCTGAAGAGGTTCAATACTATATTGACCTATACCAGAGTGCGATCACTGCTACTGAAGAGATTGCTTCTGAAGATGAGTTCAAAGGAGGAGAAGATTGAGTGCGATCATTCCCATACTACTGGCGCTAGCTTGCTTCATCATTGGTGGTGCCCACGCTGACTTTCACCGCAAGTTCACCAAGTTGTCATTTGGATTCCTAACAGCTTCCGTATTGTTGGGGGCCTGGGTGGTAACCGCTGCGTTTGCGCCAGTAGTATGTGTGGATGTGAGATACTATCCTGTTGTGACGGAACAACTCTCTAATGGTGTTGAACGTGATATCACAATCATAGAAGGTCGTGTCATCAATGTTAACCAAGAACTTGGTCTTAGGGTTCCGGAGGGCGGAAGTGTCTGTAGGATGTCGTATAAGAAGTCGTGGCTGGGTATCAAGTTCTTTCCGTCATCGAAGTATCAAGTGGTGACCGACTAAATGAGCTTGTAGTAGCCCGGTCTGATCATATAGACTTCATGACCTTCCCGATCTAACTCATTTCGCACTTGTGTGTAGTAGTTGCGAATTGTCGACTCGTTGAGTTTGTGCATCCCGAGTCGAGAGTATAGCTCTTTAGTTCCCAAAGCTTTCCCAGTCAACAAACGGTTGCGAATCTTTGTACACACGACCTCTTTTCGGTTTGCGGGGGGCTGATTTTTTTTTTGAGAACGGGCTTGCTTGTGGGGCGTGTTATTCGTTATAACCTCATAGTCGGCATCGTCGTTATATGTGGCATCGCAGAACGCTTTTATGAGATGAGGCATCGGTAGAATGGTAACGTTTTTCGCTTTTACTTCTAAAAGCTCTGCGCCAAACGCCCTGGAAAACTCGACGAGGTACCGAAGGTTTTTCCTCTGGGTGAAGAAGTGCCGGATGTTATCCTTAACCTTACCACTTGAAGCTACCTTCGGTTCGTTCACACGGACCAGGAGGCACAGGGCGCTCTTTCGGAGTTTGGGTTTGGATTTCTTAGATTTCATTGCTAAACCAGGGTCGGGTTCTTTCTCGTATGTTCTATCCTCTATTCCTTTTATCGGCAAGATCAAATCTGATCTTTATCTTTATCCTTTTGTTGGATATGCTAGGGGTGTTCTGCCGATAAAGTATTTGTAGGCTAGAGCCGCAAAACGCAATAGTGAGGTTAGTCATGGGAGCGCCACCCGAGAAGAAAAAAAAGGCACAGCACATTAGCTTTACGTCGACCCGTCGATTCGGCGTCGAGCTAGAACTGAATAGCTTTGACGGGGAGAACCGTCCGCCCAAAGGGGATCAACCTAAGGGGATCGGCGAGATTGCGCAGATTGTTGCGAAAGCCGCCCCAGCGGATGGTTGTGAAATTCGAGCGTGGGAGCACACGCATAACAACTCCTGTTGGGTTGCCAAACCCGACTCTAGTTGCGGCCTCGAACTCTGCTCCCCTCCGAAGAAAGGTTGGAAGGGCCTTAAGGATATCCTAACGGTTGTCAAAGCCTTGCACGCCAATGACAAGATCAGGTCAGACAACCGCTGCTCTCTCCACGTCCATGTTGAGGTAGCGGACCTCGATGAGGAGCAGGTCGCTGCTATCGTAGCATGGTGGGTGAAGTGTGAACCTGTCATCATGGACGCCATGCCAATGTCCAGAAAGAGAAACAGGTACTGCCAGTTGATAGGTATGAACAACACCTTTCAACACGATGCCGAGTATTCGCACACCGATCTCATCAACCGTGTCGGCGATGTGAAGTACTATAGCATGAACACCAACCAATATAGTCGAGGGGGACGACGCACGTTGGAGTTCCGAACCATCGAAGGCTCCGGATGTCAGGATGCCTATCTGGTGAAGCAGTGGTGCCGGTTTATCATCCACTTCGTTGAAATGTCCGCCAAGCTTCGTAGGCCGCAGCACTACCACGAACCAAAGAACGAAGAGGATCGTTACAACATCACACCTTGGACCGGTTTGGTATGGCTTGACCCGCAAGACGTACTAACGTTCCTCGGTTTCAACAATATCCCGGCAGCTATTCCCGGTCATCGGAAGACGACCGAGTACACGTTGTCGAAAGGCATGGAACAGACCCGTAACTGGTTTGTCGCCAGAATGATGAAGTTCATGTCGAAGCACAAGCCCGGTGGCATGCGACACTACGCCAACCAACAGCTTGCCGAAATTATCAAACGAGATGAAGCTAAGGGCCTGAAACTTGACCCGGAGGTGCATCTTTCACCATCAGAACGTGCCGATGACCACATCTTTGGTGAGGATTTTCGGTTCTAA